TGTTTTCCCAGAACCAGAACCATTTCCTGCGGTTGCACCAGTTGTGCCTGACGTAGTGGACATGTGGAAGCTAAAGGCTGTTTTAGACATTGTAGGTAAAACCGCCATGATCGAAACTGTCATCGCTGGCATTCCCGACGAAGATACGCGAGTTGCAACACAGGCTGGATGGAAACATGCTTCTACTATTGAGCGTAGGCATTCATTAGTTCAGGCGATGATTGCAATCCCCTCTCTCGATATTGACGAAGAGGACATGGACGAATACTTTTTGGCAACTAAACAATACGATAAGTAATTATTGAGACAAAGAACCGTAAAAAAATAAAAACCATAAGAGCCGCTTATTTTACAATGATTGTTTACAAAAAAATATCATCCTATACTCAATCTGAGATTGATCTAACATTTTCCTCAAGTAATACAGAGGAGGTTTTTACTGTTTGCGGCGGATTAGCGGAAACGGGCGTGGGTTCAACGGGTCTTGTGACCACTGGGTTTTGTTTTTCTGGATACGATGGATATCTGTTTGATCAAAGTGGTAATTTTTTTGGCGGATATCAGCCGAATAAACCATTTAGCTTGCAGGTTCACTTAAAGACAGACAATACACTATCTTATTTTCAAAACGGTCAATTGATTGCAAACAACCTATATTTAGGCGACAATGTTGAATATATAAAACTAGAAAAAGAAAACATGTCGTCCACCGCGACTGTTTACGGTCAACCTCACGAAAGATTCACTCTTCCGTTTTTAACGTTTTCTGGAGAGGCAATTTCATTAAGTGGAGAATTGCTGGCTCAATCTTAATTTTTTTTGTTTTTTTCCTTTTTTAAATATATAATATGTAGATATGAAAGAACTTTATTCGTTTGAAATTAAAAGAGAAGTTGAGGTCGAAATACCTCATGTAAAAAAAGTAAAAGGTAAAACTGTAGATACAACAAAAAAGGTTAAAAAAGACTTGCCTTATCGTATCGTTTTCCAAAAACCAAGCAAGGCGGACATAGAAGACGCCGAGTTCTTTTACAGTCAAAAATTTAATGAGTTCATTAACCTTGGGTTTCTGACTCGCGCAATGCTAAACAAGAAGATGGGTGATAACGGAGGTGTGGCTTCCAAGGAATTTTCTGAAGACTTGCAACGTTTGCTCAAAGAAAATATGGACGCGAGCAGGATTGTTGAGTTTTATAATTCAGCCAAAGATCTAGACAAAGAACAACAGAAAAAATTAGAGGAAGCAAAGTCTGTAATCGCAATTACTCAAAAGGAGATTATGGACTATGAAACAGCCATAAGCGAACAATTTAACCATACGGCGGATGTTAAAGCGGAACATAAGCTTTATGAATTTTTTATCTTTAATTTTTCATTTTTTGAGGAAACCATCAAAGGTGAGAAAAAGTTTTTCCCCATTTTTGAGGGTGAAGGTTATGATGAGAAGCGTGAATTTTACTTGTATATTTCAGAAGATGCTGAAGACATCGATGAGGACACACTTAAGAACAAGGATATTTTTGAAGAATCTTTTGATAAGCTAGTTAAAGTAATTAACGTGTGGTATAGGGGTCTTGGCAAAAACCAGAAAGAAATTGACGAGATATTAAAAACTATTGACGACGCTATTGATATTGAAAAAGAAGACGATAGCGAAGAAACCGAAAAGGATGAATGAGCAAAAGCAAAATAAATGCGGCTCAAGTCTTACTTGAAGTTTCTAGAGGGTATAGCATCATTGATGTTAACGGCGAAGTTTTCTATTTCAAACATCCCAATAATATGGAGTCCTTGCAGAGCGAGGAACAGTATGAAATAATATATAACCGCGCCATTAAGAGGGGTATTTCTTCTGAGGAGAAACTTCTCAACAATTATATCAAAAGAGGTAAGTGGTCGTTAGAGAAGGAGGAGAAAATAAAGAGTTTGAAATGGATGATTGATAAATCCACGACAGCCTCCTTAAAAATAACAGACGACCACCAGAGAAATGTGTTTTCTTCTGGCATCAAAAAACAAGAAGAGGAACTTAGCGAGTTGCAAGATAAACGTCATGCGTTGATTGGTCAAAGCGCGGAATCGTGGGCTAGCCAACAGCGAATGTTTAAAATGGTAGAAGACCATGTATTTTCTGACGCTAAATTCAAGAAAAATATAACCATTGGTGAAGATGTTTCATTTGTCGTAAATATACAAAAAAAGATATTAGAACTGTCTGAAAAGAGGTCTTTGCTCGCCGCAGTATTCCAATCAGAGTTCTTTGATGTTTATTCGATTCAGTATAGAAACCCGATGACTATTTTTGGTGTTGATTTTTTCAATATCACAATATTCCAGAGGTATCTGTTCTCTTATGCATCTGTTTTGTTAAACAAGCTTAAAAACGTGGAGATGCCAGATGAAATAAGGAATGATCCTGTTAAAATATTTGATTATAACCCAGATAATAAAAACAAGGAAACTAAGACTAGTCATGGTATAGATGACATAAAGCAAACTTTAAAAAACAAAGGAAAGCTCACTGCGGAAGACCTCATAAACTGATTTGGTGTAATATTTTGTAATGGCGGCACCAATCAATATACCTGCGAACATTTCGATAAGCACCACTAGCCTGAATAGATCTACTCGTCAGGTTCAGCAAGCGTTGGGGCGTATTACAGGTCAAGCATCAGAATTTCAAAAATCTCTTGATGCTTCAACTGCGCGTGTGTTTGCTTTCGGAGCTACCACGGCGGTTCTGCAAGCTGTTAACCAATCATTCAAAAAGCTTATCAGCACCACGGTTGAGGTTGAGAAAAAGCTAATCGAGATAAACTCTATCTTTCAAGCTACAAACGCTCAGTTTAGCAAGTTTAGAGATTCTATCTTCCAAGTCGCCAAAGATACTGGGCAGTCTTTTAATACCGTTGCAGAAGGTGCGGCGGAATTAGCTCGTCAGGGTTTAAGTGCAGAAGAGACCGCGAAACGGTTAAAAGCCGCATTAATACTCACTCGTATTTCAGGTATGGACGCAGAGAAGTCTGTAAAGTCTCTGACCGCCGCAATGAACGGTTTCACCTCTGCTGGATTAAGTGCCGAGCAGATTGTTAATAAAATTGTAGCGGTTGATACGGCATTCGCTGTATCTGCACAAGACTTGGCTGACGGTTTTTCTCGCGCTGGATCTACGGCAGAGGATGCTGGTGTATCATTTGATCAGCTACTAGGTCTTATAACCGCTGTAGAGCAGAGAACTGCGCGAGGTGGTGCTGTGATCGGTAACGCATTTAAATCTATATTTACACGACTAGCCCGTGGAACAACCATTGAAAAACTAAAAGAACTTGGTGTTGAGATTGACTCTAGCCAAACAGGTATTCAAAAACTACAATCTTTATCAGCGGCTCTTGAAAAGATATCAGACCCAACTATAGCAAGTCAGATAAAAGAGCTTGCGGGTGGCGTGTTCCAGATTAACGTTGTTAGTTCTACATTGAAGGATTTATCAAGCGAGACTTCTATTTTTGCCAGTGCCGCGAAAGAAGCCTCTAATGCAACTAACGAGGCTTTTCAAAAGAACGAGCTATTAAATACTAGTTTGGCGGCGCAAATAAATAGTCTGGTGGCTGGGATAACAAATTTAGCAGAAAAAATTGGAGGCATAACAATCGCGCCACTGCTTGGTAATTTAGTAAAGATAGCAACAGTGCTTTCAGACTCTTTAGATGGCGCTCTTGACCCAGAAAAAGGTAATGCTTTCATCAAGGGTCTTTTAGCCACTATTAGTTCTTTTATATCTGGTCCAGGGTTGATTATGGTGACTGTGGCGTTTTTAAAGATCACCAAGCTGGTGGCTAAATTTGCCATGGATGGTTTTAAGTCTGTTATGGCAATTGGTTCAGCCCAAGAAAAGAATAAGCAAATTGAGGCTGGTATAGTTAGATTGTTACAACACGACGTTCAGTTAAGAAAACAGTTAGCTAACCAAAGTTTATCACAGGCTCAAAAAGAACAAGCTGTTCTGGATGCTATAAAAAGAGAAAATGCCTTACTAAGAGATCAAGAGAGGCTAATGCGAAATCTTACATCTCTTGCGAGGCAGAGGGGTGTTACTGGACATAGTTCATCTAGAGGATTTAAGGGAAGGGGTTTTTCGGCAGGTCACATGCAAGAGGAGGCGAACGCCAGAATGTTGGGCGCTACATCTTCTGTTAGGGCGCACAGGGGGCAGGGAACCATTGGTGGTAAATCATTCATAATGAATAACCAAGAAACCGAAATACCAAATTTTGGTCGAAATGGTGATTCTGCGGTCATACCTCATTACGCAAAAGGTTTTGTTCCAAATTTTGCAATGATTAGCACTAGCGCGTATTTCAACAAAAAAGGCGCAAGTTTACGGGGGTATACAGATGGAATAAAAAATGGGACTATAAGAAGGACCGAGGTTGGAAAAGATCGGGTGGTGGGTGACGTGAAGTTCAGTAAAGACGAGATTAACGCCGCTGGAAAATTAGGGATAGATGAAAAGGGAAAACAAGCAGATAGCAAAAAGAAACAAACTATTGATGCATCAAGAGTCATTGGGAAAAACACAATGCCTACGGTTTTGACCCCTTCAAATTCAGGCGGGACGCGATCAATAACAACGAGAAAAGACTTTAACCACCCTGTAAAATTTCAATTTAAAAGTTTTAAAGTTGATAAAAATGGAAAGCTTGGTTTGCGAAAGGATTTTGACAGAAAATTTTCTGACACAAAAATAAAAGAAATGGCGGAAAATACTGCTTTAAAATTTGCCAAAAAAGCGGCAGAGGCAGTTTCAGAAAAGCCAGTTGATCCAAAAACTATTGAAGAGGTTGACAATGTGAACGGATTCATCAGCGGAATAAAAGGAGGTTTTGGTGGAATATTTGATGCGGCTTTAACCACTGCGCTGAGAACAAATGTCGGTGACGGTGTTGGTGGAGATTTTGACGTTAATACTGCGGACAACGCCAAGGCAAAATCAAACGTAAGAAAAATATTTGGAAGTAGATCACTGCCTCTTAGTGGGCTTGCTGACTACAAGATAAATGATGGTAATTACACGTTAGAAAGTATGATTACAAAATTCATGGGAACTAAAATTTTAACAGACCCAATCAAAGCAACAATTAACAAACAGAAGGTAGATAGAAAAGGTTTAAATAGAGTTAGTAAAGGCAGGGGAAGGGCTGGAGGATTTATACCCAACTACAGCCAAACAGACCGAGGAGTTCCTATGTCTAAAATTCGCGCCCACTTTGATGGCGCAGGAAACCCTGTTGCTGTTACAAATACAATGGACGAACCTAACGGCTTAAGTGACGTAAGGAAGAATGGATTGGCTGATGCAATAGGCAGAGAGAGGCAAGGAATTGGAATGTATAGTGAGGGTTTTGTTCCTAATTTTAGGCTTGGGGGTCTTGTTAAGCTTGGGGGAGCGGCTGGAAGGAAGATCGGGGCGGGGGCTTCAAGGTTATTCGGGGGGGCTAAAAATAAAGGTAAAAATGTATTGGACTCCCACAAAGCCTCTAAAGCTAACATAAAAAGTCTCAAAGAGAACACCAAAAAGTTAAAGAAAGAAAATCAAGAAATTCAGAAAAGGATAAGCGCTGGCAAATTAAGCAAAGAGCAACTCAAAATACATGAAAAAAAGCTGAAAAAAAACAATTCTAAAATATCTGACAACGCTAGTCAGATGCAAAAGGATAGTGGTGCTGGTATGCTGGCGATGTTTGCTTTATCTGGGGTAGACACAGGCTTTCAGGCTCTGGCGGACAGCAGGAGAGAGAAGGGGGACGAAAAAGGAGGCATGCTCGCGGATCAGGGATCGGCTGCCGCACAGTTTGCGTCTATGGGTGCAATGTTTGGACCCATGGGGATGGCGATTGGGGCTGTAACTGGTCAAGTTTATAGTCTTGGATCTGCGCTTCTTGACGCTAACAAAAGAATAAAAGAAGGCGAAAAAAAGGGAAAAGACCTAGATAGGGGTAAAGAGGCTCAAGCTAAAGGCATTCAGAGACAAAGAAGTGCCATGAGGAATCTTGGGTTCAGTAAAGGCAACGACGTAATGGAAGTCGCTCAAAAAGTTGCAAGTGTGGGTCTGCGCGACTACACAGATGAAATAAAAAAAGTAAAGGATCGTTTGCGTTCAGCCTCTGAGAGTCCTGCGGAATACAAAAAAGCAACCGATGACTATATTAAAGTTATGGAAAAGGTAGCTATAGCCGAGACAAAGGTTGCCGAAATAAAAAGAATACAAGCAAGTCTGACAAAAAAACAAAATGATTTAATTAAACTAAATGCAGAACAAGCTCAAGCAAGCCAAGCAAGAGTAAAATCCGCACAAAAGGCTGTTGATACATTAGGGTTTATGAGTGAAATCAGAACACCTGAATTAACTGGCGAGAGAAGAAATGCGGTTGATAGATCTTTGAAGGGTCAGTCGGCTGTTGCTGGAGCGCAATTAAATAAACAAACATTAAATGACTTAAAAGTAGAGTTAAGTCAAACAACAGATAAAGATAAAAGAGAAGAAATAGTAGAGAAAATCGAACAAGCCACGACAGTCTTCAACAAATCGGTTGTTTCTGCGGCAATAAGTCTAAGGAACAATTTAAACCAAGCTGAATTTGATCTTGGAAAGCTGAAAGAGACTCTAACTACACAAAAAGAGCAAACATTCGACAGTAGGCTTGGCTTTGTAAATTCTTTAAAAGACAAAACAATAGACGCCGATGTTGTTAGAGATAACGTAAAAAGGCTTAGGGAAGCTGGGGACGACCCTAAAAAACAATTAGAGGCGATGGAACGACTGGCTGGCAACAAAGAACAACTTGACGCGATTAACCCAGCAATCTTCAAAGGTATTTTAGACTCTATGGGTCTGACACCCAAAGAGCAAGAAGAATTAACTAGGAAAACAGACGAGGCAGGTTTGAGGGGTGCTGGGATCACTGATCAGAAAACTATTGATGCAATAATAGAGAGACTAAAAAAGGATAGACCTGACATCAAAAATACACAGCAGGAAATAAAAGTTCTTGAAGAATCAATAAAAGAGTCTAAAAAGCAAATAGAGAAGTTCGGGAAAGCGTTTAACGCCGAGAAGATTAGCGAAAGCACTAAGAACATATCCGAAGCCCTAGAAAAATTTGGTAAAGGCATGGGGGACGGCACAAAAATATTAGAAGCAATAAACAAGGTAAATACAAAAGCGGCTACTGAAATAGCCAAATCAAATACTCTTGTTAAAGAAGCCGCTAAAGATATAGAGAAAACCAAGAAAGATATAGTTTCTCTCAAGGCGGGGGTAGCACAGGTAAAAGCACAGCTAGAACCATAATAGAAATATCATGTGTTTAACTACAACAACTGTAACCAATGGATCTCTAAATATCAATTTTGATTATTTAGATGGGGATGAAATGTTTGGGTATACTGTGGTTGGTAATTATACTATCGACATCTCCGATATAAGCTTCACAGATCAACAGGGTGTTTTGTTTGAAGGTCGGGACGCTATAAGTTCAGCCTATAAGCAGAAAAATATTACCGCTCGCATAGGTGCAGACGAGTATGTAAACGGACGTATAAAAAGTTTAAGTTTTGATGAAAGTGCTTTGGTTGGTTCTCAGACAGCGAATGTTGAAATAGAAGAAAGTAAGAGGCTTGATGATTATTCTAACCACACTTTTGCAAAGTATATACCCAACCCTCATCTCCTTGAATCATTTGAAGAAAGTTTTGACTTTAGTTGTAATGGTAGTGAATACAGTTACAATAGAAATATTTCTATAAAATACAAGCAAAGCACTGAGTCTTCCGACGAGTTTCTGCATAACTTAAAGGTGTTTGTATCAAACTATTATCATACAGTTCGACCTAATTATGGATTACAGCAAGATGGTATTTCAGAAAACGCCACAATAGATAAGGGATTTAATGGGATTATCTCTGAAACTATAGACATAATTGGTCTTTCTTACTCAATTCAGGAGAATTTCGCGTCCTCTCGCATACATGAAAATGAAAACGTCAGCAAAAAATTCACACAAGTAGAAAAACTTGATGAAGCAGGATATCTTGGTAAGACGGTTACTGTTGATATAACTTCTTTACGCCGAGACAATCAGAATGTTTTGCGAAGCGCTGTTGCAAGCACTATAGATGATATTTTATCTGAGGAACAATCGGTTTATGGACCTCCTGTATCTATAGCAAGGGGTTTTAAAAGAAACTCAAAAACTGCGAATCTTGTAATTAATTTCTCAACTGCGCCCAAATATTACAGAGACGCAAGTGTGACGTATAATTGTCAAAAAAGAAAACAAGGTTCTTTTAATGATTTCTCTATGACGGTTGATTATTGTGCGGTTGGCGTCAACAATAGAGAAAGATTGAATGCTTGCAGAAATTTTTGGTCATCTGATTCTGCTAATGCCGTGGTCAGGGCTAGTGATTTATTTCCCGAATCTGGGACTTTATATGAAAAAAACAGAAGCACATCTTTCGATTATGGTGCTGGCAAAATTTCAGAAACAATAACGTTTACCGATGATGATTCTTACAGGTCGGATTTGCCAGATGGTATTTTGAAATACAAGACGACAATAAATAGTCAGAATGGAGTTAAAAGGTTTACAAGAGTAAACGACCTTGACTCTTTTGCAGAAAAACTAACAATTTCTGATAATAAAACATTAACCAATGTGTCAATAACGGCGGAAGCCGTTGCCATACCTCAATATGGATTATATCACGCAAGAGACTTCTTGGATTCAAAAACATCCGAATTACAAGGCTTACTTAATTCAAGCGAATTTTATGTAATGTCAGATCAATATTCTATTGATTTGGCGAATGGCACCGCAAATCGTGTAATAAGTTGTGTAATCCCTACTACATAATTTTACGTGAGTTCAATTCAATATTCTGGTTATAATTTTCCCGAACCTCTTCCTTTGTTGGCAGAGAGTTCTACGCCGATTCATATCAGTGGTTTATACGACCATAGTTCCGTCGATGTGCAGTTAGTTGGTTTTTTAACTGGTAGTGATATTAGTAGCTTAAGTTTGCAGAAACAGGAGATGGTGAACGGATTATTGAATGAATATGGTGATTTGGTAATTGATGTTGGAGGATATACTAAGACTTACGCGAAGGCACTTCCTGTTTCATTAGATTTTCAGGATAGTGATATGACCACGATGGTTCCCTACTCTGCCTCGTTTAAGACATTTACTGGAGAGAGTTTTTCTAATTTTTTTGGCGTGTCTTCCCCAAAAAACGAATGGTCGTTTCAGGAGCAAGAAAACCAGATAGTTCAAGCTACTCACACAATTTCGGCGCAGGGAGAAAAAGTTAACGATCAAGACGCTTTGCAGAATGCCATTGATTTCGTTACAGGTCAAACTGGTTTCTATAATGTCGCGCCAATACTAACTGGGTCAAATGCTTTTTTAAAATCACGAAACGAGAATATAAATAGAAAAACAGCGAATTACTCCATTACTGAGGTTTACCATTTTGATGGATCTGATAGACAGGAAACTGAATCTGCAATAGTAACTTATGAAACCACAGTCAATTACAACAAAGATGGCGGCTTGAATGCTGGTATCAATGGTTCGATTTACGGCTCATTTGACGGTGAGCAGGTGCATACTGGGTTGTTTACCCCTCAAGACGCTACAAACGCTCTGATCCAAGATGTAGCGGCTTCAATGTCATCCTACGACTCTGATGCATTCTCGTTTATTAGAAACCAGCCCAATACCTATTCTTACAATATCAATACTGGAGCTAATACCATAGATTTTTCATTTTCTTACATGGATCTAGACAATATAGACCAGATAGGTAATATCGGGCATAAATATAAGTCGTCAGTTCAAGCAGATAAAGATAACGCGAACTTTATAGTGTCAGCAGAAGGGGAGTTGTTTTTTAATGGTATAAGCTCCGTTATTAACACTGGATTATATGAGAACTCAGCAAGATTTCAAGAAATTGATGCCACCTATGACGGTATAGATACTTACAATATAGCCTATCAGGGCTGGTTAGATTTTCAACTTGGGAACACAGACTTTACGGTATCAAATATTGATTTAAACAATACTGTAAAAAGCAGTAGTGTTCAAAAAGATCCTGTTAATAACAAAATAACTTATAGCATACAATTTGACACGTCTATAGATTTAGATGCTGGATTGAATAATGTTGTTTTATCTATAACAGATAAACTCCCATTACAGCTTTCTAATGTAGTTCCCACTATTAAAGGATTCGCATCACAGCTTGTTTCTGAAAGAACACTTGGAGAATATTCAATATCTGCCACAGCAGATGAACAAGAAGATCGATTACAGGATCTTAAGAGTCTAGTTTCACGATATATGAAAGGAAGTTATGATCAATCAGATAGCCACTCTATTGGTGTAAATAATATAAGCTACAACATTTCAAAATTTTATTAATGAGCGCGAGTGGATTACATTACATACTTACATCTCAATTTCAAAGCAATGAGAGGTTGGCGGCTTATTATGATTTTGCCGAATATAATGGAGAGATAAACCCAGAATCAAGCGGCACTTATACGGGGATTCTAAACAACCAATACCCTGCTTATGATACGGGCAAGCATACAGCAACAATTGTCAGCGCTACAGGAGCTACAGAGGTTGGTGTGTCGGGCTTGATTACTGGAGCAGTAAGTGGGCGAGGAAGATTGGATCAAAGCAATCTAAAGATACCCATTGAGGGATTGGATATTAAAAGCATGTCTTTGTTGGTTGACTTTCAATGGAATGCTGAAGTTGAAAATGGAGTCATTTTAGGATCTTATGAAAGGTTTGAAGAAACTGTGGGTTCTGTAGATGTAACAGGTTCGCGAGGATTTAACTTTGGCGTAAATGATAGAGGCAATATGTTTTTCGAGGCTTATCAACCTAGCGGACCATCTATTGTGTCAACCAATTCCATAGAGATGTCCGAAAGAAACATAATTGGTTTGTCTTTTGATCGGGGAAATGTTGTTTTTTCAAAATTTGATTTATTCAATGATGTTGTTGATAAGGAAACTTTTAATTTTAATTCTTCAGAAATTGCTCAACCGACAGATTTATATGTAGGCGGATCACCTCAATATTTTAAGTCTTCAAGTGCGTCTGTGCCAACGGTCAATGCCTCATTGAATGAATTGGCTATTTTCTCTGGCAGTATATCAGCCCATAACTTAAAGAAATTAACTAGTGGTATTTTGGGTGATTATTTTTACAATACGGGAATACAGACTGTTCAAAATTTTATTACTGGATATACAGACACAGTAAATTATGCAACAGGTTCTACAGGTACAACACTGCAATCCGCTGGAAATTTGACTGTTTCAACAGGTAGGATTAGCTACACGGGAGTTTTGACTGGTGCTACGACCGTATCTGGAAGTGAGGGCGACGAAATGTATGTTTTTTATAATTACGATAATGATGGGTTAAAGACATCTTACAAAGAAAAGTTGGGTTATCTTGATCCATCTAATTCTAACGACTATGCGCCAACTGGAGAATGTGCATTTGATACGCTAGGTCTGCAAGGCGGAAACTATACCTTAACGGGTGATATAGCATTGAATCTTGAAACTAAACTATCAACAGGAAGTTATTCGATATACCAACAAGTTGAGCAAACGGGTGTGTTGGGCGTAGTGAGTGGAGTTGATAAGACCGCTCTTTATGAAAGTGTAACAGGATCAACAGGTCAATACTCAGGTATAGTATTTAATGAATCAATTGAGGCGTTGAAAAGCGACTATATTTACTACAAAGGATTAAGATGAACTATAATTACATAATGTCAACAGGCTCTGCTAGCTTGTCTGGTAGTAGATACAAGTTAGAGGAGCGTAATAATACAGCTTCTAAATCTCAATATTATAATATTGATTACTCTGTTATATCTGGAATTAACATGTCAAGGGTTTCTTTAAATTCGCAAACTCTTTTTCAGGCGCAACCATTTTATTACACTGGGACAAGTCAAGTATATATAGAAGCACCATCTGGTGATTACTATTTGGATTTCAGCAAGCAAGCTAGTAAAGGAAAAATATTCCTAGATGAAACATTACCTGTTAATCGTTCTGGAGTTGTTTTATATGATAAAACTGAGGTCGATACTGGTGTATTGACAATGCATACAGGGGGTAACCCAACGGGGGCGCTTAATGATTTAACGGAAGATTTAATTACTCAGGGTTTGTTGGCTGGTGGTTCAACATATAGTGGTGATTTGTTTTCTGGATGGGATGTTTTTTGCAATGGTCAAAAATTCCCATCTTATGATGAATTTACTGGGTTAGACCCACAAGTAACTGGAAAATTCTTTGCTTTAAAAAAACCCGAAAATATTTTTGAATATAACAGCGGGGCGGCTGATTCATTTGGTCAGAAATTCATCCCAAACCAAGTAGACGCTTACATAAATGGTACAGAACAGCCAATGTCTAGCTTCATTTTCACTTATACTGGTGTAAGTTTAGTTGAAGTTGGCAAGAGCGCAACAGCAGAAATTTATAAAAAAGAAACAACTTCTTACAATTTATGAGCGAGGTAATAAATGGACTGGAGTTAAACTTAGGAAACAATGGAGGGGGTCACACGGCAACGGTAAACTCTATAAAGGATACTGTTACACCTAAAGGAACCGCAAGCCTTGGGGCTATGAGCGGGGCTTTGGGCGAAAGATTTGATTTCTCTAATAGTGACGTACAACAAATAATGAGCCTTTTTATTGCCGTTGAAGAGACTAACTCTCAAGATTCAAATAACGTTTTAAAAAAATCAGTCAAATTTAGAGACAAAACTTCATTAATATTAGATTCTCATGTATTTGCGGTTAGAGGTGTATCAGCTTCACCAGAAAGCGAATTAGTTTTTGAGGGAAAGATATACAAACATAGTGAACATCCTTTAAGTAGTATCGAGCCAGCACCAGCACTAAATCCAGAGAAGGATGGCGGATTAATTGTTATTGGCAAAACTTATTCTGTGTATGCTGGAAAACACGACAATGAGCCTTATTCATTGGGTTATCATAATAAGGAGGAGGAGGAAGGTTTGAGTTTCAATACAGATGTAGCAAAACAAGATGACGAAAGTGAAAATATATCAAATTATTCTTTATTATATGGTTTCAAACTTTCAGAATTTAAAGAGGCGATGAAACTTATGAACTTGACAATCAATGGTCTCCCAGACAACGATTCAACGATTTTCAATACTTCAGGTAGGGCTTCTGCCGTTGTTTCTTCTATTGCATCTAGCTTGGGATACTATTGGTATATAAACGCTGAAGATGGAAGTATTAACTTCATAGATTCTCTAGAGGCTTCTAAGATACAAGTTCCCAATAAAGTGGATAACCCCGAAACTGAAAAGATACAAAATGTTTCTTTTACAGAATCAAAAATAAACAAGGTTATAGTTAATTCTTTAATTGGAGATTATGAAGGGGGTGATCGAAAGATAATTCAAAATGATAATGCGGGTCGGAAAGATAGAGCTACTAATTTCTATAGAATAGCATTAACGGGATTGATGTCGGAAGACCATGAAGAATTTTTTAAAGTTTTTTATGCTCTATGGGCTACTAAAAGTTTGAACGGGTTTTCATTTGATGCTGTCTTTTTTTGGTTAATGTTTAAGAGCCAAAATTTTAGAGAATTTCTACCTGATTTATTAAAAATTGGTGAAGATGGTGAAGATGGTGAAGAAAATGAAGAAAAAATAAAAAAAATAAAGGCACATAGAGAAAAAGAAGTTATATGGAAAGATATAAAAGGAGCCGATAAAGCGGATAAAGTGAATAGAGATACTGGTTTTAAAAGAGAAGAAGCGAAATGGTATGATGCAAAATCACAATCTCAAAGTATAGTTGAAGACGAAGACGGTAATCAAGTTGTGGCTCAAGCCACTTTAAACAAACCACAAGACCTAGGTTTAATACAAGTTATTGAATCTTTCTTTGAGTCGATGCATAGATCATTGTTTGTATCTGCAACTTATACAGAACAACAAGCCCTAAAGAAGAATTTTGATGGTACTAATTTGCAAATACTAGGTCCATTTAAGGTGGGAGACAAAATAATGGACGTAGAAGATTTGTCATTCATGAGACCATTATTAGAATTCTTTGGTGAAAAGGACGTAACCATAGATGAGTTATTGAAAAAAAATAACCTTAAGGAAAAAGATGATGCAGGTGTTGGTGACGTAAACAGACCTGGGTTTACCAAAGAATATATTTTCATTGGTTTAAAGCAAAGACCAGTTGTTAACATAAAATTCGTGGAACAAGCCGATACTCTTAAATTCAAAAAATGGTTGAACGAAACTAATATAGAAATGTTTTTTGAACCTGCAAAACTAAGCGATATTTATATTGGCTACCAAAGAATTGCCGATGAAAATATAAGACAATCAATAGAGTTGTCAAAAAAACTTTATGAAAAAGTAGCTCCTGTTACAAGTGCTTTAGGGGTGCGAGAAAACGATGCTAATGGCAATCCGATAGATGTTCCAGATGATGTAATTAGGATTACTTATAGAAATAAAAGCAAAATGGAAATTGATGCAGAAGCGAAAGGTGATGCCGATCCTGATGCCGATCCTTCAGATAACTACGACGCAAAAAACACAGATACTGGAGAAGATGCTTCTGCTGATTTTGAGTATAAGAGCTATTCCATTATTAATGGAAGTACAGGAGATCCATTAGACACAGCCGATTTAAACACTAAAAACGGAATGCTTGGAGAAATCAAAGCTTTTGCAAACAATATTAACAATTCTACACCATCAAGCCCTCAAAAAAGCTCTTCTGAGACTATTTACGGGCTAGAAATACCAGAATTTGATGATATAACAATAAACTCACTGTCTATAAGCTTGGCTGGGGGGGGTGGCGTGACAACGACAATATCAAGATCAACAAGGGACTTGATACCGATTGACGATCAGGTAATTGTTAGCGACTTCTATAAAAAAGCTACTAATCTGAAGTCAACATCACCCCGAACAACAGCGGGTCAAAGAAACCTGTTTGGAGTTTAAGACTTTTTTATCAGGTTGAGAATTTGTCTGGCGTCTTTTGCTGGTATATCAGAGAATGATTTCCAATCTGCCGTATTATTATTTCGATAAGAATTATTCTCCCAAAACTCTCGAAGTTTTGTAGATTTGAATTCGTCGAAGTCTACTGCAAATTTATCTGCAACCGTTTGGTCAAGCTGTGACTGAGGCGATAGTGATGCATTTGGATCTTCATTATCTAGCGTCTCGAATTGAGGAACACCGCTGGAATTGTCAAGTTCGTCAACTCCAACAATATGAATATTTAAGAAATTACGCACACAACGAACAAAGGCGCGGTTACAAGCAATGGTTTCCAAGAACTTTAAACAAAAGCTATTTGTATTTTCAGATGTAGCATTAGCATATTCTTGATAAACAACATCTTCTTTTTGAGGAAATTCAGATGAGCCGATGCTTTCAAAGTTATGATTCCAGTGAATGGTGCATTTACATGAAATGTAGTCTTTGCGAACATGAGATACGTCAAACAAAACCTTAGAAAACCCGCGTATTTTTGCTAGGTATTTAATGCCTCCAAGCATAATGGCAAGTTGATTATCCTGCAAGCCTTCGGGCGATTTAGGAACATCCAAACCCTTTCTAGTAAACCACTCAGAGCGAACGTAAAGAAACTCATTGGGGATCATTGATCTCCAATCAATAGAACCATCTACATTATGCTTGTATTCTATATTTTCCAGCAAACCTAGTTGGTCGCGGGAATATGGGTTTTTTTGTTTTGCTTCTGATTTACTTTTTGGAGCTTTCTTTTTTGCTGGCATGTTGCTATGATATAATAAATTGATTAAACAGTCAAGAATTAATTTAACAGAAATAAAAAAAGGGGATGCTTATAGCACCCCCTTTTGAGTCGCGACTCGGATTCCTACCCGAAAATTATTTTTAGAATGGAATGTCGTCGTCTACATCATCATTTGATGACTCTGGCTGAGATCCAGCGTTGCTTGATGCTTTTAGGCTATCAATCCTCCAAGCTGACAGACTGACATAATGATTGCCATTATACTCATTGCCTCGCACATTGAAGAATACCTCAACTGACTGACCGTCATTCAAATCATCAAGCTTGCCGCAATTGTCTTTAATAAGTTCAAATTTAACATCTTGAGGATACTTGTCGTCATTTGTAGTGATGACAAATTCGCGCTTAGAGAAGCCGCTGTCAAATGTAACAGTTTCTCCAATTAGTTTGATTTTACCGTCTAGTTTTAGTTCGTTTTTCATTTGCAAATATTATATAACATAATCCAATCTAAGTCAAGAAAAATATCATCAATATTTTCAAAAGAGTTCGATTCATAGTGGCTATTGTATTGTTGATTGTTTTTAAATACTTTTTTTCTACTGGCAATACGACTATTTTTGATAACCTCTTCGCTTATCTTTTCTTTTGACTCGCTTAATTTAGATTCTTCATCATAAGGTATCACTTTGTAATCAAAGAACTTAACTCGCTGTTGTTTTAAATTAATTTTATTTGTGCAAATGAGGTGCATATCGATACCTCTCTCGCGAATATTATTAACAAAATTCTCGTCAAATTCATCTGCAACGTAGTTAATTAATTTAATTCTCGAACTATTAAGTAATTCTTTATCAATGGGTTTATTTGTAATTATCGATGCAGGGCTAGCCTCTAGCGATTGAGCGAGGTTGTCTTCATTGTGAAGCATGTCCATGCGTATAAATAAATTAGGGTGTTTGATTTGATATGGAAAATCTGGAACGATCTCGAATTGCTCTATAGTGTATTTAGGTCCTATGTAAGAAACCGAAGGGATTTGTGCTTTAAATTCAGGATCAACAAGGTCGCAAAATTCTTTGGATATCTCGTCTGGCTTAAGTCGGTTGATTGTCTTTGGGTTTTCTTCAAATGAGAAAGATGGCTTCTCACCATTCGGGCGGTGAGTTTCAATTAGCTTTTGATTTTCGGGGTTACCCCAATATGGTCGCACACAAGCAACGTAAGAGTTTGCATAAACAGATAACATCTTTTTGTTGTAGTGACCAGCAAGATGGGCGGGAAAAGAATCAACACCTATAAAGTAATCACAGCGCCTGATAACATAAGCCATTTGGTTTATGGTTGTTTGACCACGTAAATCAATATCACAATTAATTGTTGGATCTTTTTCTAGCCCTATTTGAACTGTTGTTATTCCGTGTTTTTTAAACAGCGGTTGAAGCATCAATTTCACCTCGTTCCAATAATCATAGTCGCGCAAATTATCCTTTGCAGAAGTATGAAACACGACATACTTATCTGATACCACGGGGTAGAATTGTGCGTTAATTTCAGGGTTTTCAATTTTTAAACCCGTAGATAAACTATATCGTTCTAAGAGGTGCATTGCTTATTATAATTTTCAGAGTGAATATCGAACATTATTTTATCGGCATCTCCTTGGTGCAGATAATCCAACATCCGTTGAGTTCCGATGTGAGGCAAGAAACATAAGTGGAAGTATCCTTTGTGGTTACTCGCGCCTTCCATCATCGGTAAGTTTTCCATGGCAGTATGGAAATTTAAAACTTTGTATATGTATGGATTGCCTTTGAGTATCGGTTGGAACTGTTCTTGGGTAGCGAAGTAAATGTCTTTGTTGGGATATGTTTTTTTCAGAGAAGGTAATAGTGATGTTGCTATGAATACATCGCCAGCAGATTCTGGCATAACAAACAAAATGCGGTCATCAATTTCTCCATCTAACATGTCGGACAATTCTGGTGGGGCAAGGCTATTATCTTGCTCTTGTTCGACTTTAATTTTTTCAGCTTTGTAAACCTCCCTGAATGTTGTCTTTAACTTCTCTACTGTAACATCAACGGAAAAGCGGTCATCCAGACATTTTCTGCCGTTTTTCAAAAAGTGTTTTTTCATTTCATCATCCATTCTGAAAACTTTATGTAAATTGGAAGATATACTAGAAGGTCTTGTTGTCGCTTTAATGAAGTTCGTATGAGGTTCACGATATTCATCCCAATCTAATGGCATTCCGCCATCTTCTTGAGAACATGAATCAAGACCACAAGAATAAGATGTGGCAAGAGTGATTAAGCCAGCCGATTTAGCTTCTTGAATGGGAAGCTCTTGACCGCCGCTGGTAAATGGATGGCAATAAACATCCATAATGTTGTAGATTTGGTTGAGTTGGTTCTCATTTACTCCCTTGCCACTGTTTTTTGTTTTGACGCTTTTCGTTGAACCGCAAACACCGCAATTTTTATCTTCACCAGAATACGGAGCTAGAAAAAACTGACCGCATTTGTGGCACAGGTAGGTAGCTAAGACATCTTTAGGGTTGATCTTTTTTTCGACGATGTATTTTTCAATATCCCAACCAGCATCTTTTTCTGCCCAATCGGTGTGTAGTAAAAGTTTCGTTTTTAATTCGGGGTGACTTTCTTGAAAAAGCCTAAATCCTTCAAGGATGTTTGGGACAGATTTTCTAAGTTGATTTTTGAATACAAAACCAATGACGTAGTCTTCACTTAGATTGTGTTTTTCTCTTAGTGCGTTTCGCTCGATAGCAGGAAGGGGATAATAATCTTTGTAATCTATAGCCCCGTGAATAGTTTCCACACCTTCGTAGCCATTCTCCTCCATTGCTTTTTGAGCAAACGTAGCCCACACCAACATCTTGTCACATACGCCGTGCATGTGATATGCTTGATCAAGTATAGGTAAACTATCTAAAGTTGTCCACAGAATGGTTTTAACATCTTTCCACCATTTCTTTTTTTCAAATTGAGAGAAAGCCCATATATCTTCAATACCAAGATAGATATCGGGATTTTCTTCTTCAACAATTTTGTCAATCATGTAGTAGCCATAAGAAGCGGCGCGTTCTTTGGCTGGGTCTCCTTTTATTTTTTGTAAGACATCTGCCGTGGGGTGAGTTCCATAACTCTTCCAAGGAGTCATAAGGTCATTACCAAACCCAACCCCATTAGCCGCCTCAATAACCTCAAACTCATCGCTGTCATGGAGAGCGAGAAGAATGTTTTTCATATTCTTCCCAAACCCCGTGACAAGACGAGAGTAATTTGAATGAACTAATACTTTGATTTTTTTAGACATTAGAAAGGAGGATCGTTGTTATCCTCTTCTGGTGCATTTGTATTTGTTCTCTTAGCGGGTGCTGATGCTTTTTTAGCCCTCTCCCTTACATCTTGTTCACTAGTATCAATTAGAGAGTCGGCAATAAATTTCTTTAGAAGGACATTGAGGACTTGAGATTCACCAGAACTAATTGGCAACCTGAATACATCACTACCGTTCCGCTTAACACTCAAAGACCATGCTGGAGTTTTATAATTTACGTCTCCGTTTTTTTCTTTGACATTGCGATTCTGCTCCCAAGGAACAAATCGGATGATTGTTGAGTCGTCCTTGAATTTGTGAAAAGCGACAAACGGAATGCGTGATTTGATCGAAGAGACCATTTCGCCAGCTTCCGCCACACTTAATTTGAAATTAATATCTTTACCTCCACTAAAAGACCCTGTTTTCTTAGCATTATCCCAGCCTTTTTGCTGGATCATTGAGATAAAAAGGTTGCTGACAGAGTCGTCTCCGATTTTAGCAATATCAACAGTTGCGGCGCAACCAGTGTTTTTAGGGTTTGGTTTATAAATACGATATTTCATGATTTACGTGTAATTTGTTAAGTAACCTATTGTATCATGAACTTCAATAAAATTCAACCTCAACAGTTGCAAATGCCCACTTTTTTTAGTAATAGTGGTGATTTGGCGTTTACAGACCTAACTACTGGTTTCAAAGTTGAGTTGAGCCGATTCTTAACTGGCGATTTTGACATTAGCGGCGACTTAACAATTAATTTTAGAAGAATACCTCAAATGTCACCAAGCATTGTGTTCGATAGAGATAGAGGTATGCTTATTGGTGGAACAAACTCAACTATAAGTGGAGAAGGCAACTTTGTAGTTAATGGAGACGGCAACTTGATTGGAGGAGAAGATAATACAATATTATTTTCGAAGGACTCTTATTTTCAACCCGCTTCTTCAGGTAACGTTTTGATTGGTGGCAATACTGTCACGTTTCCAAGTGGTGTCACAGGAAGCATGATGTTGGGAGACAACAATGCAAACAGGGAAATAGAGGCAAGTAATACTCTTTATGTTGAGTTTGACAGCGGTCAAAGATTTATTAATGGTACAGTTTTTGAGGATAATATTGATGTAAGTGGAAGTTCAATATTTAACGGAACCGCAGATTTTGAAAATAATTTTACTGTTAACGCACCCGCAGATTTTAACGATGATTTTACTGTTAGTGGAGACACGACAATAATCGGTGATATAAACGGATCAGGTAATTTTGATGTTACTGGATCAACTTTTGATTTTACTGGATCAGCAATGAGGTATAATGGCGAACAAGTGGCTTTATTAGGATACGTTAATGACGCTATTGATTCAGCTAAAAACTATTTGGAAAACCTAATAGACGATCTGGAAGTCCGAGTAGACGATCTGGAAGTCCGAGTAGGAGATTTAGAATCACAAACTGGTTCGTATGTTCAAACGGGTAATTTTGTTATTGGTTCAGATACTGTTGATATTACTATCGATGGAACAACTATAACAAGTTCAGGAGTGGTTTCTTAATCTAAATCAACGCTAATGCCGTTGCGTTCAATTCTCTTGGGTTTGTCTGCCAAGTGTTTTTTACCAATATTTTTTTCGTAATTATCAAAGAATTTGCGCTTCACGGGATCTTCTGTGCCTGTTTTTTCTGATCTCTGTGCTGACATTTCTTCTGCAAGACCCATCATGTCTCCGACCGTGCCTTTCATATTTCCAGTCTTATCGATAAAGTCTCGTTTGTTAAATGGATCTAGGCTTGCTAGAGATTGAATCGAAGCGTTGGGTTTTGTGAAAATACGCTTCCAGTCTACGCCGTCTTCTTGATATACGTGTTCTTCATTCATTGTTTGAATGATTTCTTTAACCTCTTCGGTTTCTGGGTTTTGATATAGGTAGATAGGCATACTATTGAAAGATTACACTTAAAATTTTATCGATACTCTTCTCGTAGGTGAACTCGCTTTTCAGTTTTTCGCCTTCTTTGTTCGGTTGTTTCGCCATAACGACAGCCGTTTCAAAAGCTGAAAAGATTTTTTCTTCGGAGATTTTATAATAACTGCCTTGGTTAAAAAGAAGACCTTCGTGGAAAAATATGTTGTCGTAGCATGGCTGTTTGTGTTCTGGCTCAACAAGAATACAATTATCTTTTTTCGCCCAATCTTTGTGAGACGAACAGTTTGAAACTATACTCCACTTGCCGAGAGCCGTCGCATTAAACGCTGGCAGATTCCAACCCTCGCCATTTGAAAGACCTGATAAATCAATGTCAATTGAGTTGGTGAGTTCGTTAACCTCTGAGTTGGTAGTAAGATGTGGTAGGAAGTTTATATTACTCCAACTTTGATTCATTAAGCTATACTGCAACATCTCATCCATAGTCTCTTTTGCAAAAAATGGATTATTAACCAAACAAGTAAGTTGGTATTTTGGATTGTTTCCAAAACGCTTCAACCAAGACTGGATGATTAGAGATGTATTTTTGCGCCGTTCAAATTTGCCGACCAAACCAAAATGAGTAACATCGTCCATATACTCCTTATCGGTTTTACAAAAATCAGGGTCGAATCCTAGTGGGACGTGAGATACGTTATCACACCCAGCAGATTTAAAAGAATCGCAAGCGTCAGAAGAAGAAAAGAAAACATGCTTCTGGGCTTTAACAATATTGATCTCAGCCTCGGTTGGGCTATCAAGTTCGTAAAACGTGTATAGGTATTGTTCCTTTCCTATCCAGCGTTCACTGCCATTAATGTGCCAAACTCGAAGTGTCGGCGTGTTAGGGTTTAAGTTAGAGTATCTGGATTGACCTGATTTCTTGATATACTCAACAAGTTTATCAGATTTTTTATCATAGGCGGCTAGCTCTGCTTTATCCCCAACAGGGAAAAGGTTTACGTCTACGCCTTTTCTGTGAAGCTCTCGCATAAAGTTAAAGCTCACATTGCCCAAGCTAAGGGAGTTTAGGGGCGCATCAAAATTCAATTGTTTGTTCATTTTTTACTCGGTTTTGGAAAATTTTAAGTGTTTTGTCGTGAATGTTTATACAGCTTTGCGCTGAAAGATCTAAGGTTTTGGCTATTTTCTTCCATGGCGTAAGCTTGTTATTGTTAGTTTCAAAGTATCGCATCTTGAATATTTGTTGCACACGCTTGTCATGATAATTAGTTATCATGTCTTTAATTTTCTCCATGGATTCGTTTTGCAAACAATCTTCGTCTGGAGTGGGAGAGTTATCACTCTGACAAAATTCCGTCTCTTCCAGACTTGTCATTATACTGTGTTTTTGGAATTTAGTTTTCTCCGACAAACATAAGTATTTAGTCGTGTTAGCCAAGAAGGTAGAAAACTTCGACCTTTCTGGATCGTACTTCTGGGCGGCTTCATATATAACAGAGTCTTTCTGGTCTATAAAGTCATTCAATTGGTTTTGGTTAAAACTTTTACCGCCATATGCTTTTAGCATATCCATAAAAATACCAGAATGCCTAAAGATTAATTCTTTTAACGCATCTTCATCACAAGCGGTTTCTCTCACTTGTGCGGCTAACTCTTGATCTGTTGATTTAGTTAAGTCCATATACGTATACTATTATGTGCAATATAGTAAAAAAGTCAAGATGAAAAAAAAGTGAAGTTTTTGTAGATTTTTTGGACGAGGTTTTTATAATAAGTATCTAAGCGAGACGCTGAAGTTAAAGTCAGGTTAAAGAATTGTGTTTTAATTATTCACTACGTTCATATATAAAACACTGTAAGACACTATATTTATTTCTTTATAAGAAGAAAACTCCAGTGTAAAAATTATATCTACTATTAGGCGAGATTTACCTTGCTTTTTTCTTCGACACGGGTTACATTCGTGTAAACATAAACACAATGATTTTCGAAGAACAAGTATCAAGGAAGCCGAATTATTACCCGTGGGCAGAAGAATTTATTGAAGTCATGCATAATGGCTTTTGGACAGACAAAGAGTTTAGCTTCTCTTCTGATGTTCAAGATTTCAACACCACGATGGACGATCAACAAAGAGAGATTATTGTTAGAACTCTTTCTGCCATTGGTCAAATCGAAGTCGCCGTTAAGAAATTTTGGGCGAAACTAGGAGACAACTTACCACACCCATCTCTTACAGATCTGGGCTATGTTATGGCTAACGTAGAGGTAATCCACAATAACGCTTACGAGAGACTACTTAAAGTTCTTGGTCTTGAGGATGTATTTGAAGAAAACCTCAAGCTTGATTTTATCGAGGGTCGGGTTAACTATCTGCGAAAGTATAATCACAGATATTACAAAGACAGCAAGAAGCAGTATGTTTATTCTTTAATACTATTTACTCTTTTTGTTGAGAACGTATCTCTCATGAGCCAGTTTTATATTATCAATTGGTTTTCAAGAAACAAGAACGTCTTAAAAGATACAGAACAGCAGGTTCGTTACACAAGGAACGAGGAGAATATCCACGCTCAGGTTGGTATCAAGCTCATCAACACTATTAAAGAAGAGCATCCAGAGCTTTTTGATAAAGAGTTGGAAGATAGAATCATGCATGAAGCGGAGCAAGCTTATTTTGCCGAATCTAAAATCATAGACTGGATGGTCAATGGTATTGATGAGCAAGGACTGAGTGCGCCTCTTCTCAAAGAATTCATTAAAGAGCGTATAAACGACTCTTTACAACAAATTTCATTTCCTAAAGCATTTGATGTTGACAATAATATCATTCAAGATACAATGTGGTTTGAAGAGGAGTTAATGGGAAACAATTCAACAGACTTTTTCCATTCTCGACCTGTAGAATATTCAAAAAAATCACAAACATTTGACCTAGACAGCGTATTTGCATGAAAAAATATTATTGGAACAACGAAATATCAAAACAAATCTTAGACAGAGGGTATCTTGAAGGCGAAAGCTTACAGGAGAGAATACTCAGTGTCGGGGAATCTTTTCAGAAAGACTTTACATCCCGCGCACCCGACAAACACAAGGAAAGGTTTGGTGATTTATGTCAAAAGTTTGAACATTACATGTCTCTTGGTTTTTACTCGCTTTCTAGCCCTGTTTGGGCTAACTATGGAAGAGTAAGAGGTTTGCCTGTTTCTTGTAACGGCGTTTTTGTCCCCGATACAATGGAGGGTATCCTAACGAAACAATCAGAGGTCGGAATCCAAACTAAAAATGGAGCAGGAACTTCTGGTTACTTCGGTGATCTTCGCTCTAGAGGTTCATCTATTAGCACTGGAGGCACTTCCACAGGGTCTGTCCATTTTATGGAGTTGTTCGACAAGGTCACCTCTGTAGTTTCTCAAAGCAGTGTCCGACGAGGATCTTTTGCCGCCTACCTGCCTGTTGAACACCCCGACATAGAAGAGTTTTTGCGCATCAGATCTGACGGTCATCCTATTCAGGACTTATCGTTTGCGGTCACCATCACAGACAAATGGATGGAAGATATGCAAAACGGAGATGTCAGCAAGCGTAAAATTTGGGCTAAGATTGTTCAGAAAAAATTTGAGTCTGGATACCCATATCTTTTCTTCCAAGACACGGCAAATAAGAATGCGCCCGATGCTTACAAGGATAAGGACATGAAGATATATGCTTCTAACCTGTGTAATGAAATTTCTCTACCCTCCTCTCCAGAAGAGTCGTTTGTTTGTTGTCTTTCTTCTCTTAATCTGGAGAGGTGGGATGAGATAAAAGAGACCGACGCTGTCGAAACGATGGTTTACTTCCTTGACTCTGTTATGGAAGAATATATCAACAAAACCAAAGATTTGCCATATATGGAGGCTGATCACAGGTTTGCTCGTCGTCATAGGGCTTTAGGCATGGGCGTTCTCGGTTGGCATTCTTACCTTCAAAGCAATATGATTGCCTTTGAAAGCATGGAAGCTAAATTAAAAAATTCAGAAATATTTAAAACAATCAGGGAGAAAGCAGACAAAGCGACAAAGGAACTGGCTGATATTTTTGGAGAACCAGAAGTTCTTGAAGGTTATGGTCGTAGAAATACAACCACTATGGCTGTCGCTCCAACAACCACAAGCTCGCTTATATTGGGACAGGTTTCTCAAGGCATTGAACCCACGGTTAATTACTATACAAAGAACTCAGCCAAGGGTAAATTTACAATTAGAAGTCCACACTTGGAGTCATTATTGGAGTCTAAGGGTAAAAACACGCAAGCTATTTGGAAATCAATATTACATAATGATGGTTCTGTCAAACATTTAGATTTTCTTAGCGATCACGAGAAAGATGTGTTCAAGACTTTCGGTGAAATTTCACAAAAAGAAATTGTAATTCAAGCTTCTCAACGTCAAAAGTATATTGACCAAGGTCAGTCTTTAAATCTGATGATTCACCCCAAGGCTTCACCAAAAGAAGTTAGCGAATTAATGATCCTTGGGTGGGAAATGGGGTTAAAGGGTTTTTACTATCAGCGAAGCATGAATCCTAGTCAAGAACTGGCGAGGTCTATCATGAATTGCTCTTCTTGTGAGGGTTAGTTAATTAAGTGAGAAGTAATTATCTTACTTAAAAATTAGACAACTCCATTTTCTTTTTACGATCCACAAAAAATTTAAGTACAACATATAGGATGAAACTTTGGCTAACAGGAATGACTAACGCTGGCAACGGTAATCACTTAAAGGAACTTATTGAGCCTATCAAGAAATACTTTGATGGGATGGTATGGGTTTATCACACCGATCCCTTTGAACAGTCTAAGAACAAAGACTTGGAAGACGAAGGATATCAATACCTATCTGAGAACTGTGAAGACAATGAGTTAATATGTGTCCCTTGGTGCAATCGAACAGACTTCAGCCGAAATATTGGTCTTTATCACGGTCCAATAAAATATGGTGACTGGTTTATGACAATTGACACTCTAGAGCGTATGCATTTGGATTTTGCCGAACAACTACCTGATCTTGTTAAACGCTTCGATGAAAATCTTATTGATGGAGTATTTTGCCGCAACAAACATTTCCTTTTTAAATTCAACGAGCGCACAGCTTACGTTCACAACCCTCATAGTGGGGTTTCTGGTATTACCAACAGCCTTGAAATATCTTCACTTCCTTTTTGGAAAGACGAGTATTGGCAAAATGTGCGCCACCTTCACCGCGACAAACATGAATTTGTTGACCACAATTTAAAATATTATTTATTCCCCAACACTAACCACCTTATCTTAAAGTGTGAACATGACCGCGATTTTATCAATAGACGATATGCTATCAGAAAAAAGTTTTTTGATGAGTTGGCTAAGATAGAATTAGATATTCAAGATTTTGAAGCTGTAAAAAATCACATCATTACTGGTGATTTGACAGATGCCGTCAAACAATGTATACGCGAAGAGAAATATCTAAATGATGTTTACCGATTCTACAAAGTTGGAGATAAGGATATTGATGATGATTTTGATTTTAATAACTTAGTGCCAGTAGGATGATTTTATCGGACGAACAGAGGATATCCTACTACCTAGGATATGAAAATTTAAACTTCAAAGAAGAACCTTTTGACTTCTCTCCTCACGAATTGTTTGACCATCCATTTTGTGTTGACGCTCGAAATAAGCAATGTCTGTCTAGAGCGCACTATGACCCTGACATAATAAAATACGTCAGTCTAAACAACTTAGAAAAGCTTTGGTTTTGCTGTGGAGACAAGCCTTATACTGGAGTCAACTACCCTGTTCTAGTTAAAACTCGCGACACTTTCAATAAATTAAGTAAGGGAGTTATTGCCAACTTAAATAGCGGTAGACACTGGAATTTAGATCTTTCTCAAGACATTGAATGGAATGATAAAAAAAACGAAGTTTTCTGGAGGGGCGCGGACACAGGACACGATATTCATTGCAATGACCGCATCGGTTTTGTGTCCAAATACTTTTCAGAACACGATGTTGCATTTTCCGACTATTCTCAAAACTACAAGTCTGCACCATACCTTTATAAAAAAGAATGGCTAAAGGGATTTTGCACAAGGCAGGACTTTTTAAAGAGAAAGTTTTTGCCAATTCTTGACGGCAACGATAAGTCCTCTTCTCTTAATTGGATACTAGCCTCTAATTCTGTTCCCATAATGCCCAAGCCTAGGTTTCACTCTTGGCTTTGCGAAGATTTCCTAGAAAGCGGGGTTCACTATATAGAGGTTCAACCAGACTTCTCTGATCTTAATATTGTTTTAGATTGGTGTCGCGAAAACGACGAAGAATGCGAATCTATTGCAAAAAACGGTGCTAAGTTTATTTCAGAAAACTTCAACAATCAAGAAACAGAAATTCGCATAATTAAATCTTTACTTGAATTTATTCGTTCTGGTTTGTATGATATTAAAAACAAGGGATAATGAAAAAAGTAATAATCACAGGGGTAACAGGTCAAGATGGAAGCCATATGGTTGACTATTTGTTAGCAAATACGGACATCGATATTATCGCTGGTGTCCGCCGACTCTCAGTTAAAAACCATGAGAATATAAAACACTTGGTTAATAACAACCGCTTCAAACTGATTGATCTAGACATTACAGATCAATCCAATGTTGATCGTGTTATCTCGGATGAAAAACCCGACTACTTTATCAACTTTGCGGCAAACTCTTTTGTTGGTGTTAGCTGGGACATGCCAGAAAACCACATGAATACAAACTGCATGGCAGTCCTGTATCAGCTTGAGGCTATTCGCAAGCACTGTCCAGAGTGCAGGTATTATAATGCTGGCTCGTCCGAGGAGTTTGGAGACGTTGAATTCTCTCCGCAAGACGAGACTCACCCTCTGCGACCAAGAAGCCCATACGGAGCTTCTAAGGCTTCCGCAAGGCATCTGGTAAAGGTGTGGCGTGAAAGTTACAATTTATACGCCATCCAAGGATGGTTATTCAATCACGAGGGAACAAGGAGGGGCGAGGAGTTTCTTACTCGCAAAGTAACCAAGGGCGTGGCTAACATTATAAAAGAGATCAGGGAAGGCAAAGAAATCACGCCATTGCAACTTGGTAATCTAGATGCAAAACGAGACTGGTCGGACGCTGAAGATTTCGTTGACGGCATTTGGAAGATGTTAAATCAACAAGCAAACTCTTATGAAGATTTAAGTGAATACGTTCTAGCCTCTGGTGAGACATATTCTATTAGGGATTTTGTTGAAGCGGCTTTTGGCTTTTCTGGTTTCGGTGCTGAAGAGTGTCGTTGGGAGGGTCAAGGTCTGGATCAAAAATACATTCACGGAGATAAGGTGCTTGTAACGATCAATCCAAAATACTATCGACCAGCAGAAGTTTCATTATTGCTAGGTGATCCCACAAGAGCAGAAGAAGAGCTTAAATGGGTTAGAAAAACAGACTTTTATGGTCTTGTCAAAAAAATGCTTAATAAAGACTTATCATGAAAACAATACTAATTTTTCCTTTGTTTTTCTTGGTTTCTTGTGCAAGCACTAAATTTTATCAAGATGGAAAGCTGATTGCTAAATTTAATGCAGATATGGATCAAGTTCAGTATATACAAGGCGCTGATGGATCAATAACATGGACAGCAATATCTGTTGATCATTCAACTGCAACCAAGGCACAGGGCGAAGCCTTTTCTAATAAAACAACGGCTATTGGATCTGCTGTCGCGGCATCAGGAGTTGTTGGCATACTTTTGAGATAAAGTAAACAAACCTCTCTTAACAGAGAACAGGTTTTTAAATTTCCAAAAACATGTTGACAAATTTTTCAACTTGTCGCATAATACTTATGTATGCCAAGAGGTCAAAAAGAATGTCCCAAATGCAAGCAGTTGATTGGTGCTAGATCCTCAACCTGCAAGCATTGTGGAGAGGTTATGAAAGCCGCCAAACCCAGAAAAAAAGCTAACCCTTTCTATAGAGAGCGTTTGGCTTTTATTCGTCGAATGCTCGGTGGAGAAAAATCAACTAATTTCCGACTAGATATAACCATTGCAACAAACATATTTACTTTGTTTGACAATGATATTGATTTCTTGTCAAAGGTTAAACCGCCATTTAAATTTTCTGGCGGCATCACTTACCTACGCTCCAAAGCGGGTAGAGATTATTTAACCAAAAAGCATAGAGAATTTTATTACAATCCAGAAAACAAAGAAATATTTGTGGAAGGTTCGGATAAAATAGGAGAAGATATAGTAAAGCCTAGAATTAGATCAATTAGAAAATTTTTAAATGAGCGTGAAAACTAAAAAACAAGAAAAGACAAAAGCAGATGTTCGTGATTTCGCAAGTGGATTCATGAAGAGCAATAAAGAACACCATTTGAACTTTGAAGAATCCATCGCAGAGGATGACTTCATTTCGAGTGGTTCTATGATTATGGATTCAGAAATTGGCGGCGGATTCCTCGCTGGTTTACTTCGTTTCTGTGGTGGTAATGAGTGCGGTAAAACAAGTGAAGCATTGCAGGTTATGTATGAAATGCTTGATTCTCAAGAAAACTCAAGAGGTTTATTTATTCAAGCCGAAGGTAGACTTGGTAAAAAAATGAAGGCTCGATCTGGAGTTAAGTTTGTTTACGATGTATCAGAATGGGTTGACGGCACATGCCTTGTTCTGCAATCAAACATTTACGATTTTGTTTTTGATTTCATTCGCGGAATAATGTCAAATAACCCAAATAAAACTCGGTTTTGTATGATTATCGACAGCATGGATAGTTTAATCCCGAAAGATGATGCTAAGAAAAGCACAAGTGAGGCTAACAAAGTCGCTGGAGGAGCGTTACTGTCTTCCGATTTTCTTCGTCGTGTCAGCTTGGGTATGGGCAAGTTCGGTCATCTTTGCATCTTGATTTCTCAAGTCCGTTCGACCATTAAGGGTCAATACGAAAGCCTTGATCCGAACAGCACTACCAGTGCTTCAGGCGCTCATGCTCTATCCCATTACCCTAATTGGGTTTTTGAATTTGAACGTCAGTTCCAAAAAGATAAAATTCTTGAGAAACCAGACCAACAAATGAGTGATACCAATAAAGGTATTGGACATTATGTTAAAGCTAGAGTGAGAAAGTCTGACAATGAAACAACGGGTCGCTTAATTAAGTATCCAATCAAATATGGGCGTAATGGAGGAAAGAGTGTCTGGATTGAACGTGAGATTGTAGACCTGCTTCTTTCTTGGGGTTTCTTTTCTAAGAGTGGATCTTGGTTTGCTGTTGAAGAAGAGCTTGCCGAATACATCAAATCGGGCGGCTTTGAATTTCCAGATAAGATTCAAGGAATGAATAAGATATATACCATCCTAGAGGATAGTGAAAAATTGACTTTGCATTTACGCAAGTTTGTTGAAAAAAATATCTTAAGTGCATGATTTTTTACACATCATACGGTGCTAAAAAAAAGCTACCTAGCTCTCATAAATATAAAATTGATTGGGAGTTGGGTAGCAGAAGCAAGCTACAGAAGAGCGTAAAAGATTTATTACAACCTCATTGGTTTTGTGACATGGTCTTTGAGGAACTGCCTGTTGTTGGCACTAGAATGACTATAGATTTTTATAATGCCTCTAGGAAGATTGCTCTTGAGGTTGATGGAGAGCAACATTATAAATACAACAAACATTTTCACGGCAAATCTAAGCAAAATTATTTAAAACAACTGTGCAGGGATAACGATAAAGAAATTTATTGTGAAAAAAACAACATTACCATGATTCGGGTCTTGCAATGTGATTCAATATCTACAGAATTACTTAAAGAATTAGGAGCAATATGACAGGAGAAATAATAGAAGAACAAGAATTAAAAATACCAGTTTCAATCATAAGCAAACTTTATGATTCAACAGGCTCTGAAGATGGGGCGAACAAAGGTTATTTTTTATTTTATATAAATGAAGAGGGTCAACCGACCTTGACAAGCAGAATGTCTAATGCGTGTGTAAAAATAGCCTTAGAAAAAACAATACAAATATACTCCGAACAAACAGCAGAATGATTTACTCCTTTGACATAGAAAAGAAAGTCCTCAGTGGATTACTACAGCATCAGCACAAGTGGGAAGAAATCGCCTCACTTATTACAGATGATGACTTTTATAGTGAAGACTCTAAAGTTAACATCTCTATATTCAAGTTGATCCGAGCATCTCTCAATAAAGGCGAGGCAATTGACGATACAATTCTCATTGAGAAAATGAAAGGTCTAAGCGTTAGTTTTCCAGACAATATTGAAATCAGTGAATTTATTCACTCTCTCGCTTACTTTAAAATAACAGAAGATGTATTTCTAACCTGCGTTGCAGAACTTAAGAAGAAGTCGCTCTGCCGAACAATTTACGACTCATGTTCTAAAACAGCCAAATTTGTAAAAAAGGTAGATCCGACAATGGGCTACCAAGATATTCTTGATAAAGCTGACAATATCTATAACAAAGACCTTCAAAATTTTGAAGCGGGTAACTCTAATGTTGTTGATCTTTTCGAAATCATGGAAGACATGATTGAGGAGCGCGGAAACAACCCTCAAGAAGAATTTGGCTTAACAGGTCCACATAGGCGTATCAATGAAATTTATGGACCTATTTTGCGAGCAGGTAACATTACTGTTATTGTAGCTAGATCTGGTCAAGGTAAGACTAGTTTAGCTTTAGACTATTGCACCCGAACAGGTGCGGAGCATGGAGTTCCAGTGGTTCATTTCGATAATGGGGAAATGAGTGAAGAGGAACTTATTATGCGCCAATGTTCTGCAATGAGTGGTGTCCCTATGTGGCTTCTTGAGACTGGAAAATGGCGAACTACTGGTTACAACAACTGGAGTGCAGAAGATGTTGTCAGAAAGGTTCGTGAAACATTTAAAAAAATCAAAGAAGGTCATGGCATGAAGCTTTATTATGTGAATGTTGCTGGAATGGATGCTGACGAAATGTGTTCTCAACTCAAGCGTATTTATTATTCTAAGATCGGTCGAGGTAACGAGATGATCTTCAGTTTCGACTACATCAAGACAGATTTTGCCAACATGGGTAAAAATGATGGTTGGGCGCAAGTGGCTTATATGGTTCACAAGTTCAAGCAAACTATTCATCGTGACCTGTGTTTTGATGGCGAGCCTTGTGTGTCAATGCTTACATCTGTTCAATCAAACCGACTTGGCATAACAACCAACCGTGGCGTAGAGAGCATTGTCGATGACGAAAGTGTTGTCTCTCTGTCTGATGCAATTACTCATTTTTGTTCTTGGCTTTTCCTTTTAAGACAGAAGGTTGTAGATGAAATCACTGAGGATGGAGAACAATTTGGGACTCATAAGCTTGTTCCTTTGAAGGCTCGACATTTAGGCAAGGATGCTTTGCGTCACATAAATCCTGTAAATATGCCAGACGGGACAAGTAAACGTAATTTCATCAACCTTAAAATTAACAACTTCGCGGTTGAGGAATGTGGAGATCTGCAAGATATAGCTAATTTCCGCAATGGTATATCTCTTGAACCAAACTCTACCACTCCAGAAGAGGACACAAGTCTACCAGAAATACTGCGCGGCGATGCATAACATACAAGAAATACTTCAAAACCTTGGATACAAACTCAAAGACTGTGGCGCTTATTGGCAGACAAACGCTCTTTATAGAGGGGGAGACAATCCAACAGCACTTCAAATCTACAAAGATAGTGGAGTATGGAAGGACTTTGTTGAAGACACAATGTATTTGCCCATCGATGCTCTAATAGAACAAACTATAGGCTGTAAAGATTCTGTTGAAGTTAAGAAGTATTTAACGAACGCGAGGAATTTAATCAATAAAACTCATCAACCCAAGAAACATCTTTTGAACGAAGAAAAAAGCTATTCAATCACTTGCTTGCAAAAACTTTTGCCGCAATATGATTTATACCAAAAAATAAATCCAAAGATATCAGAAAAAACTCTTAAAATATTTAAGAGTGGGCTGGCTACTTCTGGAAAAATGTATCGTCGGTTTGTATTTCCTATCGTTAGATCTGATGGCAGGGTTCATGGATTTTCTGGTCGAAAGGCTGTGGACTTTGATGCCCCAAAATGGATTCATATGGGTAAGAAAAATACTTGGTTTTATCCTTATCATCTTGATAGATCTGTTCCATCTGCTATAGAATCAAGTAAGTCTGTTCATATTGTAGAATCTATTGGTGATTGTCTTTCTTTATATCAAGAGGGGATTCACAACAGCCTTGTTTCTTTCGGTGTTAGCCTATCTCCTAAATTTGTTTCTCGTCTATCAACACTTGGGTTAGAGAGAATTTACATTTCTTTCAACAACGACTTTGACAGCGAAAAGAATGCGGGATTTGAAGGTGCTGTAAAATCTATTTTTAAACTTCTTGAGTCTGTAGATTTTGAAATGATTTTCTTTGTCCCCCCTCACGAAAATGATTTTGGAGAAATGAGTTCGGAGGATATAAAATTATATAAGACCAGATGTGAATCTCATGACCATAAGTCCTCTTGTGAGGCTGTAATATCAATTGCTCAAAATATGCATAATGCGTATGCTGAAAAGCGGCAGGGCGGAAATAAAGCTTTTGCCAAGAGTTTGGCTAAGTTCAAAAAACTATATAAATTTCATTATGACTAAAGTTACAGTAGGTATCGCAGGGATCTCGTTTGCTCTGGAAAGCAACCCCGATTTAAAATACGAAAAGATAGAAGAAGGATCTTCAATGGAGCTAATTGCAGAACCAACTAATAGTTTTGACAGCAAGGCTATACGTTTAGAATACAAGGGTCTAAAGTTGGGTTATGTTCCTAGAAAAAAAGAGGGGGTATCTTTTGTCATTCAGTCATGGTGTCATGAAAATTTTAGCTCTGTTACCGCTAAAGTAGAGCAAGTCTGGTATAAGAAAGATGGTGTCGTTGATTCAGAACATTCTGAAGGATCTGAGATAATCGGTGTTGATGTGTGTTTTAACATACCAAAAGAAGCCTATCCATCAACAGATGTAATTATCACAAAACATTCTTTTTCTGAGCCTAATGTGATTGTTGATTTTAATGATACTCAGCATATTTACAATATGCGCTGTGAAAACGGCGAGTATAAAGTGCTTCAGGGAGGAACTACATTCATCAAACGATTTTTTAAACCATTTGACGCAGAAAGAATATCTCGTCAATGCTCTCGGTATTGGGGAGTCCCTGCTGAAGAAATATCAGAAATGTGGAACTCTAACGGGATGGTCGCCGCTGGATTTGGAACAGTTGTTCACGCCGCTCTTGAACATTATATTAATTTTGAAAAATCTGGTAAAATCATAACTGATGCTCGCAAGAAATCAGGCAAGGGTAATAACGAAAACTACGCTATGCCCAAGCATCCTTTTTTAAAGCAAACAATCAAATCTTTGCGTAGGATTACAAACAAGCTCGACAAAGAACATAACGCGGAAGAGATTGTTGCGGAAGCACTTATCACAGACTCTGCTACGGGCTGGGGTGGTTTGGTAGACCGACTCTGCGTCATAGACTCCAAGAAAAAAATAGCTAGAATTCAAGATTATAAAGTTAACATCAACGCTGAAGTTATTGAGTCTCATAGCAAGCCGCTACCTCCGTTTAATAATATGCCAGCCAACAAGCTGACTAAATATGCTCTTCAGATGAGTTTTTATGGAGGACTTCTGCAAAAGCATGGTTGGACTATTGATGGGTTAGATGTTTTTATATTTGAAGATAAGTGGGTTCACCATGAACTTCCTATAGTGGATTTTTCGGTATTAAAAAATAAAAAAAAAGAACTAAAACAGGGTAACTTGCTCTAGCTTTACATTGTGTTAATTTTATAATTACTTTTTCTTTCTTGACTTGTTTGTCAATATATCCTATATTCTCGTTTATAGGATATTATTATGTTACCTTTGTTTAAAACCCAGTTCAGCGTCGGCAAATCGATATTAACCATCGACCATATTCTTGAATTAGTTAAAGAAGCTAATCTTGATCAGATTTGTGTTGTTGAGGACAACTTTTATGGTTTTCGAGAACTGAATCAAAAATGCCTTGAACAAGAAATCAAACTTGTTTTCGGCATCCGATTGCCTGTTATTTCTGACTCTTTTGATGAAAACGAGCGTTTCAGCAAGCTGGTTATGTTTGCTAAAAATAACCAAGGTTTGCGAGACATAAAAAATCTTTACACAAACACCTATACAAGCGAATCCAGTGTCTTGGCTTTCTCTGAAACAAAAGACAAACTACAGAACATTAGAGTCGGTGTCCCATTTTACGATTCCTTCGTCTACAACAATGTTTTTCATTTTGGTATGAGCAATATCGACTTGGATGGAGTTGATCATTTTTATATGGTTGAGGATAACAACCATCCGTTTGATTTTCAAATTAATCGCACACTTGAAAAATTAAAAATCAACAATAAAACTTTAGTCAAAACCATTTGCTACGAAAACAGAGAAGACTTCAAAGCGTTTCAAATGCTTCGCGCCGTCTGTTCCCGCTCTCAAGGCAAAAGCCCAACCTTTAGCAACCCTAACCTAAACCATTTTTGCTCTCAAGAATTTTGTTGGCAAAGCTGGAAAGAACAATCCAATGCTTAAATACGACCAAAAATATATTGTCTTTGACACAGAAACAGAAGGCTTGAATCTTTGTTATTCTCGACCTTGGCAGATTTCATGGGTGGAGGCTCAAGGTAAAAAAATAATCTCTGAACATGATCTTTATGTTGATTATGACGACTTGAATCTTTCTCCGATGATCAAAAAGATGACTGGCTTTAGTGACGCAAAATACAACAGGGAGAAACAACCTTTGGCTGATGTATGGGGAGCATTGAAGAAATATCTTTTAAACCCCGAATACATAGTGGTTGGTCAAAACCTGCTGGGTTTTGATGTTTATATGGTCGCGATTATGCAAAACATGTTGGGGGAGACTCCAGACTATAGCTACTTGGATCGTATTTACGACACACGCGCTTTGGGCAGGGCATACCGAGAAGATATTCGGAAACCAAGCTCAGACTTCTTAGCGTGGCAATATAAGCTAATGCACCAGCGCGGAGCAAGGGGGAAGAGCGTTAGTCAGTTGCAGTTATTGAAGCTGTTTGGCATTGACTTTAATGAAAAGTTGTTGCATAATTCTCTCTACGACACAAAGATGTGCTTCGAGGTGTTTTTAAAATTGAAGAAAGCATTAGAACTATAGTGCGCATTCAATGATCATTTGCCTTAGACAAATAAATATAGATAACCAATAAAAAATTCACCAAACAATGTTTAAAGACTTCACTGTTTATGATTGCGTAGAACCAGCGGGTGTTGAACTTCCTCAGACTCCCGTAGATGAATCCGTTCTTGAAGAATTGGATCTTAAAAAAGGCAGTTCGAATTACGAAATTGTTCGTAAGCTTTGTTATCAGGGTATGGTCGCAAAGGGTCTAGAAAAAGAGAAAAACTATATTGATCGCGTTAAGTTTGAATTAAACACCCTCAATACGCTTGGGTTCATTGATTATATTTTATTGAATTGGGATGTGATTAACTTCTGTCATGATAACGACATCCCTGTCGGTGGAGGTCGCGGAAGTGCGGCGGGTTCTCTTGTCTTGTTTCTTTTGGGTGTAACGGACATTGATCCAATCCCACATGGTTTATTTTTTGAGCGATTTGTTTCCAAGAGTCGAGCGCGTAAAGTGACAGACAATAACGGCAAAGAGTTTCTTGTTGGTAGTGTTCTTCCAGATATCGATAATGATATTTCTTATGAGAAGCGAGGGAAGGTAATCGAATATATTGAAAAAACTCACGCTGGTCGCACCGCTAAAATACTAACCTTTAATACCTTCAGTTCTAAGCTTTGTATTCGCGAGGCGACAAAATATTTCGATGAAGCTAAAGAAGACGAAGCTAAAAATGTTAGTGACTTAATACCTAAATTACACGGTCAAGTTTTATCCCTAAAGAACGCTAGGGAAGAAAGCGAAAAATTTGATGAGTGGTGTTCTTCTCACAGAACAACTATTGAAAATGCCATAGCTATAGAAAACCTAATAAAAAACACAGGTGTTCACCCATCTGGTATTGCAATTTGCAGTCAGAATATTGAAGATGTAGTTCCTTTACAGCTAACGAAAGATGGCGATGTGGTTACTGGCTACAATATGCATGACGTTGCTGATCTTATGGTTAAGTTTGATATACTTGGCTTGAGAACTCTAACAATTGCTCACAAAACATGCCAGAAGCTTGGTGTAAAATTAGAAGATATTGACCCTAACGACTTTAATATTTACAGGGTTTTGCAGGATTTCAATCACCCAGTGGGTCTTTTCCAGATTTCTGCTGATACCAACTTTCAAGTTTGCCAAAATGTTAAACCGATGGACTTGAATGAACTATCTGACGTTGTAGCTCTTGCTCGCCCGTCCAGTCTTCAATTTGTTGACGATTACATTAGGCAGAAACGATCTCCCGAAGAGTTGGGTATTGACCCCGTCATGGATGAACTTCTTCGTGAAAGTAAAAATGTATTTTTATATCAAGAAACCTTGATGCAATGTATTTCTCAAGTTTTTGGTTTTTCTCTACAAGATGCTGATGATGTTCGCAGGATTGTTGGTAAGAAAATGGTTGAAAAAATGCAACCTTGGAAAGAGAAAATTTACAATGCCGCTCAAGAAAAGGGTATGGAAGAAAGAGTTGCTGATTTCTTCTGGTCAGCGTTGGAAGCCGCCGCGCACTATTCATTCAATAAATCTCACAGTTTTGCGTATGCGACCCTAGCGGCTAAGACTGTGTATCTTAAGTTCAACCACCCAAAAGAGTTTTTCTTGAGCGTGTTGGAGTCAGCAGAGTTTGAACCCGATCCTCTGCAAACCATTTCTTCAGTTAATCAAGAATTGCCAGATTTTGGAATCAAACTTCTACCCCCAGATCTTTTTAAGTCAGGTTTAAACTTCCAGATTGAGGGAGACGACATTCGATACGGCTTGAATAGTATTAAAGGCATTTCTCTGCGTTCTTTGAGGAGTCTTGTTTCATTTCGTGGCAATTCTTTTGACAATAAGTATCACGCATTTGTTGCGGCTAAAGAATGTGGGATCAACATTTCTGTTCTCGCCGCTCTGATTCAAGCTGGAACTATGGACAGTAATACTGACAATAGAATTCGTCTAGTTCTTGAGGCTCAATCATTTAACCTTCTAACAGACAGGGAAAAAAGAAATCTAGATAAGTTGGGAGATAAGTATAATTTTGATGTATTGGATTCGATTGCTGACATCGTTGACAAGCAAACCCTAGGCGATGATAATCGCCCGATTATGAAGCCAAGTCGATTTGAGACTTTCAAAAAGAAGTTTGATAACTATCGAAGCATTTATAACGAAAACAAAAAACATCACAAATTTACTTATTGGTGGTATGAAAATTCGCTTCTTGGTTACAGTTACTCTTTCGGTCTAACAGATTGCTTTAGTGACGAGTATGGTATGCTAACAAACCTAAAAGAATCTAATAGTTTATCTCAGGGTTCTAGTTTTAAATGTGTTTGTCAGGTGAAAGATTGCTTTACAAGAACTTCAAGGAATGGTAATAAGTATATGATGATTTTTGGTAGTGACAATACTAGTGATCATAAATTCTTATTAATGGATAATCGCAACTCTGAAAACCTAACAGAATTCATAGAAGACAATCAAGACAAGCCCTTAAAGAAGGAGGATATAATTGTTGTTTTTGGAAGAAGAAGTGATAGTAATACATCATTCGCTGAAAATATAAAAATAATAAATTCTTCCGTCCTCATGAAACTTGGAGACCTTAAAAAACATGGAACTTAAAAACTACTTACAACAGACACTCGGCATTTTTAACAAAAGCAAAGAAGCCGCCAAAAAACTTTCTTTCAAAAGCGTAGACATAGAACTATTTTCCGCTATATTTTTCTCTAATTTCAATCTTGGTTGTGCAACGATTGTCGGAGATTCTGATCTCATGGAGGAATTGTCTAAGACTTCGTTTTTAAATCTTGAGCGTAAAAAACAATACGAGGATTACGATAAAGAGATTAAGTTCACCCCAAAACTAAAAAAGTTTTTGGCGCACTGTGAAGATATTTCTTTTAATGTTTTCAACCTAGATTACGTCGCCCCAGAGGTTATCTTCCTTGGTTTTTTAGATTACAATTTCTCCACCTCTGCAATCAAAAGTTTCTTTTTTGAAGGCGGTTTGCACAATGATACTGCTGAAGATTTAATTTATAGGACAACAGCGTATCTGAAAGACGAAGATACAGAATTATTTTCTCCAAAACCGTTTCTTGAGGATACTGAAGTCCAAGAACAACCCGAACAGCTTGAAGTTCTTGACATGTTTAACGACAATGATGTTTTGTCCCAGTTTGCTGAGAATTTAAACATAAAGGCTGTAAGTGGTGATTTTGACGCTGTTATTGATTTCGACGGAAAGATAGAAGAACTTGCTACCATCCTGTGCAGGAAAAAGAAACCTAATGCCATTTTGGTCGGACCTGCTGGATGTGGAAAAACTAGCGTGGTCGAGGGTTTGGCATCTTCTATTGTCAACGGTAAAGCACCAGAGCTACTTTCTAACAAGGTTATTTATTCTTTGAGTCTTTCTAGTATGGTTGCTGGCACACAGTATCGTGGTCAGTTTGAAGAACGCCTAGAGAACTTTGTGAATGAAATGAAGAAGTATGACAACCTCATTCTGTTTATTGATGAAATACATACTCTTGTTGGTGCAGGAGGGACTCAAGAAAACTCTCTTGAAGCTTCCAATATCCTTAAGCCAGAATTAGCTCGTGGAACTATTAGTTGCATTGGGGCTACCACAATTAATGAATATACTCAGACTATCAAGAAAGATAGTGCTTTGGATCGTCGATTTGAGCGTGTTACAATCAGAGAGCCTTCCAAGTTTCAAATGAATAAAATTCTCCCATCTCTTGTTGAGTTTTATGAGGAATTTCATAATGTTGAATATTCAAAATCTTTTTTGGGCAACGTTATTGAATACTGCGAAAGATTTATGCCTAATAAATGTTACCCAGACAAAGCTGTGGATGTGATCGACCATTGCGGCGCTCAGGCTAAGGTTGAATTTTGGAGTATGGAAGGTGATATCAAAACACTTAAGAACCAAATCATTCAAGAAGATGGTGACAGCACAGAAGATCTTTTTGCAGAGTTTGAGTCCAAGTTCTCTGATTGGGTGGCTGATAAACAAAAAGAACCCGCTCAAGTAACACTTAAACAATTAAAATCGTTTTTCGACAAGAAAGAAAACCCGCTAAACAAGAAGCATGTTATAGAATCTTTTTTCGATCACGCTCGATCTAATTTTGTGGGCAATAGAAAGCAAATCAAAAAACTAGAAAAGTCAATTAAGCTATCAAACTTGGGTTTTGAAAACTCTTCTGGAGGTATTCCAATTTTCTGCCTTAATGGGTTTAAACATAGTGGTAAGACAATGTTTACCAAACTGTTGCAAGAGTCTCTGGAAATGAGTGGCGCGACCGTGTTATCTTATAATGGCGTTCATTTCTCAGATCATTATGCTAACTACAAGATAGTCCCACAAATCCATAACAACACATCACTTTGTGAAAAGGTTTTGATTGAGCCAAACTGCATAATTATTATTGATGACTTCCATAAAATGAACGAGTCAACGCATTCATTGTTTACGGAGATATTTAAAGAAGGTAAAATATACATGAACTCTGGTGACGTGGCAGATTTCTCAAACTGTAAATTTTTTATAACAGGAGACACTCTGGAGGAAAAAAGCATGGGTTTTGCTGGAGGTCAGTCTCCACCCAAGTCTAAAATTCGCGTCCACTTGTCTAAATACTTCTCAAGCAATATTTTTCTTGAAGAACTTACAGAGCGCGACTTGCGTAGAGTCCTGTGGAGCAAATTAAAAAACATGAGCGACATTCTTTCAATGAATAACATCAAGCTGATATATGATTTTAAATTTATTAAAAACTTTGTTCAAGGTGTTGATTTCAAAAACAACGCTTTACAATCTCTTAACGATGCATTTGACAAAAAAATCAAACAATCTGTAGCAAAAGAATCTCTCAGCGGGGAGGGTGAAATTCATCTAAAAAAACTATCAACAAAAAAGTTAAAATAAACCAAAACAATTGTTGACTTTTAATCCAAAAACAGCTATCATACAAGCATGAAGCAACTAAATAGAAAACAAAGATCGGCGTTAAATTCGATCCGAAAGTCAGGGGGTCGATTCTTCGGTCTATACACAACTCAAGGAGGTGTTATCAATGCTCAGTTTACCTCTGAGAGTCCTTTCTACATTGTTGTCCACGACCGCAATAGTGGACGCAGTCTCAAGCTGGCTAAGTCGAGTATTGAAAAAGTAACCCTTGGCTAAAACCTAATATAGTTGGGGGTGCAAGCCCCCAACTTTAACTTGTTATGAGCGGCAAAAAAGCAAAAGAAATTCGAAGAGTGTTGCAGTATGATAAAAACAACTGCAACAGCATCCAACGCAGAACCTACAATGTATTCAAAAAACATTATACAGCCACACCATCAAATTACAAAGCAAGACTTATTGAAAAATTGAAAAACAAATATTAAAATGAGCAAATCAAATTGGAAAGAAAGAGAGTGTGGTAGTCTTTGGCGCAACGACGATGGAAACAAACAGTATTACTCTGGTTTTGTTGAAGTTGATGGAAAACGCCAAAGGATAGTAATTTTTAGAAATGGGTTCAAGACAGACAATTCTTCTAAAGAAGCTGACTTACGAATCTATATCAATAAAGAAGTAGATTCAAGCGCAAAACAAAAAGTAAATTAATTATGAGTGATTCAAAAAATAGCAAAGATAGCGGTGAGGACAAAAAACTCTTGTCGGCACTTCATGCAAAAGTAATGGAGGACATCTCTTTTCAAGAAGCTGTCCACATCGTGTCAAGTGTGGTCATGGGAAAAATTGTTGATGAAGTGTCTGAGATGTCGGAAGATCAAAAGTCTGAAACTTATAAAGACCTTGGTTTAAATTAAGTGTAAGCATTTGTATATGGACGTTGATTTTTCGTTAGAAGCCAGAAAATTTCTAGAGGCGCACCCCAAAGAAAAACTTGAGGGTCTAAGTCTTGATGAGCGCGTGTCTAAACTTTTAGAAGCGAAGGCTAGGTTGCACAATGAACATTTTGATAAAAAAATAAGTCCAGAACAGTTGGAGACTGTCTTTAATAGAGGTCAAGCTGTGACAGATTGGGTGTATTGTGCAAGTAAAAGCAACATGCAATGGTCATTCGCCCGTGTCAACAAATTCATATACATGCATCAAGATAAAAAAGTCGGCAAGTCTTACAGGTGCGCTGACAGGGATATAGCAGAGGGTGAGTTAGAATACGAAACTGAAATGGCGGGTCAAGGTTATCATGATTATACCGATTTAGATTTTGCTGTTGCTCGGTTGGATTTAAAAAATATTCAAGTATCTGAAGATGAGTCAAACCGTAAAATAAAAGGTTTGCTGGGAATGAAGTTCGTCCAAGAAGATTAAGTTTGGATTTTCTATCTTTTAACCTCATAATAGGTTATGAGAGTTTTGGTAACAGGTAGCGAAGGTTTTATTGGTAAAAATTTATGTAAATTTTTAGCAAAACGCGGTATTGATGTAGAGGGTTATGATTTAAAACAACGCCGCAGTTTCAACCCAAACCTAAATGGTTTTGATGCGGTGATCCACTTAGCGGCAAACTCGTCAACCACCGAAACAAATATAGCTAAAATAATAAAAGAGAACTTTGAATTCTCTAAGGTTATATACAATCTTTGTTCTGCGAATAACATAAAATTTCAGTATTCTAGCAGTGCTAGTGTTTACGGGAACAGTAAGACCTTTCAAGAAGACCAGTTTTGTTCTCCGCTTAACCCTTACGGATTCAGCAAGTATATGTTTGATTGCTGGCTTTTAAATTCAACACACCCGTATCAGGGTCTACGTTATTTTAATGTTTATGGGAAACACGAAGAACACAAAGGTGATCAAGCTAGCCCAATCCACAAATTTTCACAGCAAGCTCAAAAAAACGGCAAAATAAAAGTTTTTAAAAACAGCGAAAAGATGAAAAGAGATTTTGTTTGTGTCGAAGATGTTTGTGAGGCTCATTACAGGCTACTGCATTCTGATGCTAGTGGGGTTTTCAATGTTGGCACAGGTTCAAATATATCTTTTCTTGATGTAGCAAATATTTTTTGCGATAAGTATGGAGCTACAATTGAAACAATTAAAATGCCTAAAAAGCTAAAACAACACTATCAATATAAAACAAAATCCGACAATACTAGACTAATAGATGCTATTGGAGATATTGAATGGAGGTCTGTAGAAGATTATGTGAAAAAAATATGACATAATAGATACAATATAAGTGTAAAAATGTTCATAATGGACTTTAAACTTTTATTGCGAGAATTTCTTTGTGAGGGTGGGTGGCTTGTCCCCGTCGTTGGAGCTTTTGGTATGCTAGCCAGAATTATGATTGACCCTAACAAACATTCTCTCCTTTCCCTCTTCAGAAAAATCTTCAGCGCGGCTATATCCAGTGGTATTGCTTGGTTTATTCTGAACGGCGCCCCTTTCTCTGATTTCACAAAAGCTATCTGTTATGGCGTTATTGGTGTTGTTAGTCCAGAAATCATTCAGGGTCTAATAGCTCTTGCTAAAAAATTTGAAAAAAACCCTTCTAAGTTTATAAAAAAATGAGTTTATTTTCGTGGTTTAAAAATCTTTTCTCTAAAAAACAAAAAGAGGAGGTAAAAGATATATATACCCTTTCCGAAAAATCACTAAAACTAATTCTTCAATACGAGGTGGGCAACAAAGGTTATTATAATCGTTTTTTAGACCATCCAACTTATCCACAGGCTTCCAGCGGTGTGACGATTGGCATCGGTTATGATTTAGGTTATAATTCAGCCGAAACCGTCAAAAAAGACTGGAAGAACTTCCTTTCTAAAAAAGATTTAAAAAGAATTACTTCTGTTGTTGGTTACAGGGGTAGTGTTGCCGAATCACACGCGAAACGCATATCGGATATAAAGATACCTTGGGATTCTGCTGTTCAGGTCTTCCAAGAAACAACTGTCCCAAAATTTATAAATTACACGCTGAAAGCCTTCCCACAATGCGAGGATCTTCATCCTGATGCTTTTGGTGCGCTTGTTTCTATTGTGTTCAATAGAGGTGCTTCCATGAAAGGTTCTAGACGCTCTGAAATGCGCAATATTCGCTCTCTTGTCCCTCAGAAAGACTACAAGTCTATCGCTCGTGAAATACGCGCCATGAAGCGTATATGGCGAGGAAAAGGCTTAGATGGTTTACTTAAGCGTAGAGAAGCCGAAGCGATATTAGTTGAATCTTGTATTTGACATTTGCTTAAAATTGTTTTATTATCATTAACATGATACACGATTTTTTTAACCTGCATAAAATCACCAGAGATGATATTTTGCGCTATGTGTTGCGCAATACTAATTTTTGCCCTATCGAGCAACAAATCGACCCACTTTATTTTGAGGTTTTTGAGGAATGTATTTTAAATTCCCACACAAAAGAAATTATAGATCAAGATCAAGAGTTTATTTTCTTTCAAAAAGAGCTTTCTAAATTAAGAAGTTTAGCCCCTAATATGAAAAAGTCTGAAATTCTTTCCTTGTGTGAAGAGTTAGAAAGCTTCGCGCCGACAACAATTAAAGTTTAAACAATACTTTCTTTAAGTTGATTCTTAAAATTAGATTTTTTATCTATATTGATATATAATGGGTATGGCAAAAAAACCAATATTCAGCAAGGTTGAACAGCATGACAAGGCATGGGGTCGTGAGCTTTGGGTGGTTAACAATGAAAAGTATTGCGGCAAAATACTTGAGTTTAATCAAGGCTCTTCTTTTTCCATGCACTATCATATCAAAAAAGAGGAAACTTGGATGGTCGTTCAGGGAGTATTTGAAATGGAATATTTTGATCTTAAGTCGGCTGATATTTCAAAAACGATTTTAAATGTGGGTGACACAGTTCATTTAGAGCCGAGCATCCCTCATAAACTAACCTGTGTTGAATGTGAGAGTGGTAAAGGCATGGTATTTGAGGTTAGCACACAGCATTTTAATGAAGATTCCTATCGAATCGGCAAGGGTGATTCTCAAAAATGAATATTTTAGTTATAGGGGAATCTTGTAAAGATGTTTTTGTTTATGGGTCTATTGATAGAATTTGCCCAGAAGCCCCCGTTCCTGTTTTTGTCCCCAATCGACAAACGGCGCATCTAGGCATGGCTGGAAATGTCACACTTAATATTTGTGCTATTTCAGGACTTAAAAAAGATAGTGACGTTGAATGCCATTTACATTCAAACTTAACCAAGGGTCACAAGACTCGCTTTGTTGACGAATCGTCGAATCAAATGCTTATGCGTATTGATACAGACTCTTACGATGAAAATCATGTGCGCAATAAATTTAAAAACATTAAAAGTATTGATTTTTCTATTTATGATGCTGTCGTTGTTTCTGATTACAACAAGGGTTTTTTGAGTTATGATGATATAAACTATATCGCTGACAAAACGCGGGAATCTAGCAAAGCTAAATTATTTATAGATACAAAAAAACATCCTCGCAGTTCTTCTGATTTTTCTGGTTTCGATTTTATAAAAATTAATGAAAAGGAGTTTACTGAAAACGGTTTCAGTGAATTATATGAAGACTATGAATCTCAATTAATTATCACCAAAGGCTCTAAAGGATGTAGCTACAAAAACAAAGACTATCCATGTCAAGCTACTCAGGTTTTCGATGTTTCTGGCGCGGGGGACACTTTCTTGGCGGCTTTTGTTTATGAATACATGAAAACGTTAGATGTAGAAAAAGCTCTTGACTTTTCTCAAAAATGCTGTAGTGTCGTTGTAGCCAAAAAAGGAGTATGCACAGTTTGAAACACAATAAGATACTATCTTACGAAGATTTAACAAAAGAAGTTAAACAAATCCACGACATGAGAGGATTTGGGATCTGTCCTCCCCTCGCTTTAACAAATGGTTGTTTTGATTTGTTTCATGCTGGTCACGCCCGATTATTAAATTCGATCAAATCATCTATTATTGGCGGCAAATTGATTGTGGGTATCAATAGCGATGAAAGCGTCAAATGTCTCAAGGGTGACAGCCGCCCGATTATTCCCGCCGATCAAAGGGCTTACATCATAGCTAGCCTAGCTTGCGTTGATTATGTGTTTATTTTTCCAGAAACAAACATTGAACGATACTTGAGGGAAATCAAGCCTGATATTTGGTTTAAGGGTGGGGACTATAATATAAACTCTCTAAACAAGGAGGAGCAGGAAGTAATCAGAAATTGCCGTATTGATGTTCGCTTTGAATCATTCGTAGAAGGCATAAGTTCAACTAATATTATAAAAAAAATAAAATGAAAAGAGTTTGTGTAGATATCGACGGCACAATATGCAGTCTAACAGATGGTGACTATAATATGGCTAAACCGTATACCGACCGCATTGATTTTGTTAATGAACTGTATGACAAAGGAGTGGAAATAATCTACTGGACGGCGCGTGGAGGAACGTCTGGTAAGGATTATACAGACCTCACAACACGCCAGCTTGAAGAGTGGGGAGCCAAATATACGAAGCTTCTTTTGGATAAAATGTCATTCGACGCTTTGATTGACGATAAAGCATTTAACTCTAACAAATTTTTCTCAGGAGAATATTCTTATGATTTCACATAAAGCAAAAAATATGTCGTCACCGCGACACATTCACAAATCACAACACCTAGGTCAAAGTGGCGAACGTCGTTTTTACGATAGCTGTAAAGTCTTAGGTAAAGATGTAAAGAAGACCTCCAAAGCTGATGATATGGGTCATGTTGATTTTGTTGTGGACTCGCAGACATACGATGTCAAAGGTCTCAAAGATAGCACTAAAGAAGGTTTTATTCTATTGGAGTTGAAAAACGTACAGGGGAAAAAGGGTTGGTGTAATGATGAAGAAAAACCTGATTGGATTGCTTTTGATTTTGGTGCGTTCTTTGCATGTTTTAAAAATTCTGACTTGTATAAAGCTGGTCAAAAATTATGCGATCTATCGGATACAGTATCAAAAGCAAAGGATTGTCTATACAAGGGGTATACGAGAAGGGGTCGAGAAGATCTAATGACAATGATCACACTACAAGACGCGCTCAACAACTGCGAGCATATGTTCATTCCTTATAAGGAATATAGTGAACCTATGGAGTTATTATAATGAAACTTGCCACAGCATTATTATCATCTTATGAAAGGCAAGACAATCTACGCAAGATTATCGACAATTTGCGTAAACAATCTGTCGATGTTGATATTTTTTTATGGAATAATAATCCAGAAGATAAAACAGAATATCCTGTAGAACTTCAAATCAACTCTTCGAAAAATTTGATGTGTTGGGGGAGGTGGTTCATGGCGAATTACGCCAGCGCAGATTATGTATTTTCCTTGGATGATGATCTGCTCTTTACAGATAACCGCATGATTGAGGATTCTATTGATTATCTTGACAAAAATGATTGTGACGCTATTGGTTACAGTGGCGTTAGAATTATAGACGATTCAAAAGACTACTTTGACCAAAAACACATCTTCCTTGCTCGACAAGATCAGACAGTTGATATCATAAAGGGCGGGTTTTTATTTGCTAAAAAGCAAAACTTAAGAATACCACAAGATTTATTTGACGCTTGCACCGAAAACCCAAGGATAGAAGACGATATTATTATCTCTTCTTTCTTAGATAAAAAAGTCGTGCCAAGCTTTATGAGGAGAAGGCTCAGGAGTCAAGATGGTTTTTTTAATGGCTTGCACTCTCAGCCCGACCATTCGCAATCCAGAACCCAATACATGAGGAAGTATTATGGATAAGCATCTATTTGTTATAGCGCGATACAACAATGCTATACAGCAAATGTATCAAGATTATATTGCGCCCAAAAACAACGACTACTGTGATCGTCACGGCATTCAATATATTGAAGTAAACCACGATTGGGATATTCCCGATTTTCGAGGTAATATCACTTGGATGAAATTTTATCTTGTGCAGGAGTGGATTAAAAAAGGTATTTTAAATGACGGCGACTCGATTGTTAATTTCGATGCTGACATGGTTGTTGTTAAGCCAGAGCTTGAATACAAGACCGACAAGAGCTTTTCTTACGCCATAGATAGCTGTAACAGCCATTGCATGGGAAACTACTGCATCAATATCAATGATTGGAGCAAGAAGCTTGTAAACGACATTCTGGACGAAAACCTATATCAAACTCATAAGCATACAAGACACTGGAAGTTTTTCAGAGAACAGGCGGCTTGGTATACTTTGGCTGGGATTGATGCTTCTTGTAAACAGTCTTACTTGAATCAGGGAGATTATGGATTTCACTCTGTCGATACAGGAGTGTATTCTTTGGAAGAGTTGCGAGAACACGTTGACGTTAAACCTCCAATTTGGGATTGCACTCTATTAGAAGATGAAATTGACAATAGACGCGCCGCAAGGATTCAATCACTATTCATCAACAAAACACAGCCCAAAGACACAATCATTCGTCATTTTTCGGCTAGACAACCTTGGAGGAGAAAATACTTATGATTGCAACACTTACTATGTGCCACGCTTATTACGATGAAGCATATGTGTCTCATTTTTTAAAATACTATCAAGACCAAGGCGTAGATCATTGTTATTTGATTTTCAACGCAAACGAAGATATTGACGAACAATACTTTGAAAAAAAGTATTGCGCTCATAATGTTAGCTTGTTTTTTGCTTATGGCGAGTGGAATGCTAAATTTTCCGAAGAGCATAAACATAAATTACTAAGACAATTAGCGGTCGCTAGCGATGATTGGATTATTAATGTAGATATAGATGAACATATAGAATGTCATTCTGGAAACCTAAAAACCAAAATTGAAGAAATGATTACCAATCGTGAAAACTGTTGTCGCGGCATAATGGTTGATAGAATTGCAATTGATGGGTCTTTGCCAGAAATTAAACAAGACACAACTTTGTCAGAACAGTTTCCGCTGACTTACGACATAACACGATCTGTATTGCGAGCCGAAACCAGAAAAATTCCAATCACAAGAGGTGATTTAAATGTAACTGGCGGCAGTCACTACCTTACAGAAAAAGCAAAATCCGTTTCTACTTTTAATGATGAAGTATTAATTGTTCAACACTACAAGTGGAACAAAAATGTTATTGAAAAATTAGAAGAAAGAATTGAAACTCATAAAAATATTCCTCATAGACGCGAATCACAAAGATTCTTGCACCTGTGGAAAACACGCAATATATTGCTTTATAAATAATACTTGCTAATAATATGTTTAACTATACTTGCCTAATATTAAGCCATAAAAACAAAGCCAGCGGCGAAGTCTTAACTCCGCATCTAGAGGTCTTCAAACAAAACAACCCACAATGCAATGTGCATATAGTTGTTGGAGAAGATCACCCAAAAGGCAAAAGATATAATTGGCGCAATGGCGATCAACCACTTAGAAAGTGGTGGCTGGAAAACTCTAATCTAGTTGAAACAGAAAATGTTGCCGTGATTGAATGGGATACTTTAGTTAATTGCGCGATTCCTGAAGTTCCAGAAGAGTTCGATCTAGTTGGCGCTCAATACATGAAAGAACCATTTCATCTAAGAGGCAAATGGAGGTGCAGAAGCCAAGAAGACCCAAAGTGGACTCCAGACAACTGGTGGTGGTGGAGAGAAATTCCGCTATTAGAATTGAATAAGGGAGAACAAGCTTGTGGTTTAGTTTCGTTGGGTTGTTTCTTAATGAGGCGATGTGTATTAGACGCTGTATGTAAAAAAAGATGGGACAAAGTTTATTCAAAGAATATAATTAGTGAAATGAGATTTCCTACAGTCGCAAGTATCGAAGGAGCAAGGATTGGGCAAATCGACCTACCATTCGTTCATCATTCGACAATGAATTTCTCTGGCGAGAAACAAATATATCATCCTATTAAAGAAGCTCAATGAAAAAAAACGTATTTACATATTGGCAGGGGCAAAAAACAGATTTAATCATTGATCTTGAAAAACGGCTTAGACAAGTTTGTTCGGATAATGGCTACCACCTTTTCGAACTAGATGAAAAATCTATACGTGATCATCTTGATCTTCCAGACTGTTTCAACAATGCCACTCATGTTATTGATATCAGTGATTTTATACGCATTGAACTTTTGGTTAAATATGGTGGGATTTGGTTAGATAAAGACGTTATTTCCTTCAAAAAGTTCGATCACCTTTTTCAAACTATTAAAAATAAAAGCGGTTTTATTGTTGGGGTTCCCATGCAATATAGAATGGGTATCAATAACGCAATTCTTGGCGCGTCAACAGAATGCGCCTTTTATAAAAGGTGGTCGCAACACAATCATAAAGTAATCCAACAACCAAAACCAACTTGGGGTAAATTACCTTTCGGCGTTAATCTCCTTAAAAAAGCGAAACGAGAATCTTGGATACAAAATATCGAAGTAATTAATGGTTACGAAACAAGAATGGAGTTCTTTGGAAGCTATCGTGTGCAAAAATTACTGATGGATTTAGACCCAGAATGCGTAATGAACGCTAACCCTAGTTTAGTGCATTTGTTTGACAGAAATTGCCGCATGTATAACAAGATAAATCAACAAGAAAAAGAAAACACCTTGCTGTATAGGTTATTGAATTACAAATAGTAATCATCTTGTCCCCAATACGGAGCGGTCCCATCGTGGTGTAAAACAGGGTCGCCATAAAATGCGGCTAACTCGGCTGGAGTTGGAGCCGCCAATGTCACCCAATCAACGCCGTTGTGATACAGCATATCTCCAGCCGATCCCGCAGGTAAACCTCCTGCGTCTGGAAAGAACACCTGTGTTTCGTCTCCCTTCTCGTCTATGTATGTAAAATAATCAGAACTTAGCGACATGCTGTTTCCCGCATGTGGCTCTATGGTTGTAACAGTTTCGTCAATGTCTTGATCAACTCCTCCCCCCGCCCCGCCGTCATTGTGTGTCGCTATCTTGTGACCGTCCATAGGGGATAAATCTTCAGGGGTGACAACAGATTTTGTGGTGGCTGGAAACGGTATTTCGTTCTCGTCCCCTTTCTCGTCTGTGTAGATAAAGCCATCGGAACCAAGCTCTATGGTTGTAACACGTTCGTAAATCCTTTTAGTAACTCCTCCGTTCGCCCCGCCGTCATTGTGTTCCGCTATCTTGCGACCTTCCATAGGTAATGGACTCTCTGGGGTGAGGGTAGATTTTGTGTTGGCTGGAAACGGTATTTCGTTCTCTTCCTCTTCTTCGTCTGTGTAGACAAAGCCATTGTCACTAAGCTCTATTTTGGTTACGGTTTCATTAATGTCTACGTCTTCAGAATCCTTAATTCCGTCATTGTGTTTAGCTATCTTTTTAGTATACGTAGCTTGGTTGAGGTCAGTCAAAACTGACGGTTTTGAGAAACCCCAATGAATATTTTCTCTCAGTTTGAACGACTTAATTGTCAAGTCTGTTTCTATCTCGCACACAAGAAAGTATTTAGCGTCTTCGCTAGATGCTGGAACATCGCCCGCCGTTTCCATTAATGCGGCGTTTACTGCTCTTCCTTCATCTAGAGACAAGGAAACGTAAAATTTCTTTGCCCCATCCCCTATCTCGAACGTTGAATTCATCCCAGAAATCTCTATCGGTGGGTGAATTATATCGTTTTGGTGGTCATAAACATAAGCTTGGTTAAACCTAACTTGATATTTCGGCGCTTCTCCTTCTTCGACTGATTTAATAGAAAAAGTAGGATAGAAAGGATGAACATATAAAATTGGTTTATATGTTTTTGATTCTGGTGTTTTCGAAGTGTCACTCATTCCCTAGAAATATCTTTTAATTTCGCCGCCTCCGTCTATGTAATATAAATCTCCGAACTCTTTAAATTTTTCGCATGAAATTGTTTTTATTGTCTTTTCTGGGTCTTCTTGATTTAAGCTGTGAAAATACTTTACAGCACCATCTTTTAAAGATCCGTCCTTAAACAAAAATTCCTTTTCACAAAAGTAACAATCTTTTAGAACGGTGTTTGACCAAATTTCAATATAAGCAAACTGGTTATCAAAATCGTGTCTTTTTGTTTCCAGAGTTATTATTTTCTTAACTATTGTTTTCACTACTAATTATAAGCTGTTTTTTATTTAATATCAATTTAAAGCTTTTTAAATACATACATGTTTACACTTCTTGTTGTTATTTTTCTTTTTTTGCAATATAATGATTTATGGCTAGTCGAAATCCAATAACAAACGATGAAATTAAATCTCGCGGTTATAGCAAGCAAGGGCGCGATAACTTTCGGCGCATTTTTGAAAAGAAAACTTTTTCAGAATGGGTTGTGGAAGAAGCCGTTGACAACCTGAAAGATTCATTTACTGACGATTTTGCAAAAATAACCTATCAGGAGTTTTTAAAAAAGGTGGACAACTTAAATAAATAGTGTAATTTTAAACCCATGAAGAAGACTTTTAAGATACTAAGTGAGGCTGTTGCTCAATCAGCGGTTGATGATGGAAATAAACTAGGTTTCCAAGCAGAAAGTTCACAACTTGAAGATGGGACGTATGAAATATCTTACGCCTCTTCTTACGATGAACCAGCTACACAAGAGCAGGAGGCTAAACCCACTTATGACGACCTAGGTTACATGAGAAAAGAGTTTGCTTATGAAATGAAATACATGCGTGAAGACATGGCTTACATGAGTCAATCTTTAATGGAGCATAAAAAAGGTCACTTACCTCCATTCGCGGATGCTGGCAAATTTAAAGCGGCTTTAGAAACCCTCGGTCTTGGTGAATCTTACGAAGTACGCAAGCCAACCATCTCTGTTGAATACTAACTAACACTGAATCATGCTCGCCATAATCTCACAATATATTCATGCTGGTTTTTGGGTTATAATGTTCGGAGTTCTTTACTCTTTGACATTGCGAGCGGTCTACAATCATAACAAAAAATAGTTTAAATTAATTTTTAATCAAATACTCACCGCTGTTTTGGCGCGTGAGTTTTTTTGTCTTATAGAATATCGCGCTGTTAATTACATCATTAGTTTTGGTGTAAGGATCTTTATGATTGAAAGAATTACCGATACCTTACAAGGTAAAGCCCCCCTGTCAGCGAAACGTTCTCCAAAGTGGAGTAGTGTTCGCAAAGAATTTTTAAAAAGCAACCCTGTCTGTGCTTGTTGCGGCGGCGTGAAAAAACTTCAGGTTCATCACATTAAGCCATTTCACACTCACCCTGAGTTAGAATTAGATACTGATAATTTAATAACTCTTTGTCGGCGCAAAAAATACGGAATCGACTGTCATCTTCTTGTTGGTCATTTGGGTTGGTTTAAAAATATCAACAATCATGTCATTGAAGATTCTCAGTTGTGGAATCAAAGGCTTAAAGAGCGCAATTTTTAAATTCTGCACGGTTTTTTTATTTACAAAATCGTCTTGACAAAAAGTTTTTTTTCACATATAATTGGGTGAAAGATGCAACTATTATGACCAAATTAGAAGAACTAGACGAAAGAAAAAACACAATCGGTATATTACAGAATAAATGCGATAGCATATACGAGGAATTTATCGATGGAGTTCCTTCATGTATTCACGATTACATTTTTGATTATCTATTTAATGACATCCTGTGGGTAAAACATGAGATTAAAAAGGTGTTAGACGAAGAGGAAGCTTGCAAAAATGAAGTTACAATGACCCCCTGCGATAATGGTTTTGTCGTTAATAAAACATGGTCACAAAGTGGCAATTGTAGTAGTATCATATTGACGAAGCAAGAGATTATTGAACTATACGAACAAACAAAATGCACGGAACAGAACTATCATTGAGATTTAGGCTAACAATTGCATTTTTCGTAATAAGTGGATTCATCCTGTTGCTTACTTTAATTAATTAAAACAATCAAATGAAAATTAAAAAAATATTCAGCACATACTTTTGGAGAAATCTTGTATATAAAATTAAGTGCTTCTTTAGTCCCAGCCAAGAATGGCTGACAGATGTTATTCCAGATACGCATTGTGACAAGGTAGAGCTTATTCCAAGGATGCTATTCGAGTGTCTTGTTCATTATGTTGAAGTCGAAACCCAAAACGATTGGACTCACCCTCTTGGTCATATATACGAAGAAGAGCTAAAACTCGGTTATGTTACTCAAGAGTATGTTGATCATGTCATGAAGATCGATAAAGATTTACTTAAAGCATACAAATGGATCAAAGAGGGTAGAGTAGAGTTAAAGCAGAAGCTCGACGATGCATACCCTCCGAGCAAGAGCATTCGTGATATGTTCACAAAAACGGAAGATGGTAATTACAGCATGAATCCGCTTTCCGAAGAAGAAAGCACTTGCTATGCTGAAGTTACGAGACTGGAAATAATCTTATCAGACAAGGATATTGAGGCTATGCAAATCATAGTAAAGCATCACAACTCATTATGGACGTAATCTCTACCATATATAGAATTTTTTGTGTATAATATAGTATGCCACTTCCTGAACCACAAAAAAAACAAACCAAGAGTGATTTTATTTCTTCTTGTATGGTAGAATCAAAAATGGTTGAAGAGTTTCCTAATGTGAAACAAAGAGCCGCGATTTGTAATTCTCAATGGAATGCTGAGAAATCTAAGGCTTCAGTGGTTGTTGAATCTGATGGTAATGAAATAACCTTTAGTGATTTCGCAGAAGAATCTGAGTCTGCTAAAAGATCTGGTCGCAAAAGCGCCGCTCAAACTCCAGCCAAACCATCAGAAAAGAAAAAGGGTTCTAGTAAAAATAAATCTGGATCAGCAGGTAAGGGCGGTAAATCAATTACTTTTTCAGCCAAGGTTACTGAGTCTCTAAAAAACAAAGTCAAGGAGCATAACGCCAAATATTCCAAAAAAGTATCACTCTCTCAACTTAAAAAAATCTATCGTCGTGGTGCAGGTGCGTTTAGTTCTAGTCACCGTCCTAACAAGACACGCGGTCAGTGGGCAATGGCGCGAGTAAATATGTTTCTTAAGATGGTTAGGGGCGGCAAGGTTAAAAAATCTTATCGCGCCGCCGATCAGGATGTAGCAAAGGGTTCTGAAAAATATTACATGGAAGACCAAGCAAATGTTTTTCTTGATTTTAATGAAATTCAACTTGAGATTGCAAAGCTTGACTTAATTCAAGCTGGTCTGAAGGTTAGCGAACATAACCAAGAAGCAGAAGACTTAGAATACTCTGAGGCGGAAAAAAAGAAATTAAATAAGCCATTTCGCTTACCTTCTGGTAGCAAAAAGAAGTTTGGCGTTTATGTTAAAAACCCAAAAACAGGTAATACAATAATGGTTAAATTTGGCGATCCAAACATGGAGATCAAGAGAGATGACCCTGATCGCCGTCGTAATTTTAGATCGCGCCATAAATGCGATACCGCAAAAGACAAAACCAGTCCACGTTATTGGAGTTGTAAAATGTGGTCTAAGAAAAGTGTTAGTGATATAACTTCCAGTGCCTCTTTCGCAAGCGACGAATTCGATGAGGACAACCTCCCTTCTTGGGATAGCTTCCACGAAAACGCACAGGAATTTTTGTCTATTAAAGATTTTGTGATCGACGAAAAAATTTGATTTTGCTATAGGGGTTTTTTTTGGTCTTTTTACACTTGTTGTGTAACATATAGTATGGCTGACTCTTCCCCACAATCAACTCTTTTAAAAAGCATTGGCGCATTTGGCGGTGTTTACACAACTGGCGTATCTCTTAATACTGGAGACTATATGGCTATTAAAGCCCTTGGTTCAGATGTTACTGTATTAGGAGAAACCGTTGGCAATATAAACGATATTTCTGGAGCTATCATTCCTCAAGGAGATTTAATTCTTGGTGAGTTCTCTGTTGTTAATTGCTCTGGTGATGCGGTGATTTACAAATCCTAACTTATGTTTTTATCTTTGAGAAGCGGCTTATCTGTTATAAGCCGAGGTGTAATTGCTGGCGCACAGCAATCATACAACCGTATCCTCAAACTATTCCCAACGGTTTCCAGCCTCGCGTCAGCATCAACGCGAACAGTCCAGCAAGGGCAAGTTTGCGAGTTTGACGGGGTTAATGACTACATCTCATTTTCAGAATCCATCGGAGTGGACTTCTCTGGGTCATGCTGGATTAAATTTGACGAGATAACAACGCAACAAGGCATCTATAATCACGGCAATAGTGTAAATCATGGCTATGTATATATCTCTGGTGGGTCTTTAAGGATCATAGGTGGATCAAGTGTAGTCTTTGCACAAAGTGCAGGAACCATCACAGCGGACGTGTGGCATTTCATTGAATGGGAGTTTGTCGAAAATTCGCACTTGATTTGCTGGGTGGATGGTGTTGCTTCACCGTCTGTAACATTGGGTTCTTGCCCATCTGCAAGCACAGCAAGATCAATAGGCACGCATTACAGTCGCACAACAAACTGGTTGAATGGTAGCGTGTCAAACTTCATCATAAACGACAACCAATACAACCTAAACCACGCCAGCGGAACGACCGCCTACGACTCCAGTGGCAACGGCAATGACGGCACACTGCAAAACGGCGCGGCTTTCGTCGTTGATAACACGTTGCCACCAGAGGCAGACAGGCTTAATCTGGAGGGATTCAGCAAAGCCACTGTTTTGAGCGCATCTAATAGCCGAGTGCGTTTTAACACAGGTGTAATACCAACATTTGAAGCAAGTAAGATAAGAGTTGGCTGGTATCAACCATACGAAATTACATCCGCAACATCGGGTAAAACGCTTTGCGCGTTGAACACAACCAACGGATCAATGAACATTAAGATTGGCTCATCAACAAGTTTAGCCACTAATGAGACACTTACGTTTAGTGGTAACACAAACTCCCGAACATATTTCAGGGATGTTATACCAGCAGGATACCACGTGGTTGAGATAGTCTCAACAGGATCAAACACGTGGGATATCTACCTAGATGATGCATTGATGACTAAATACACATACTCTGCGTCAACGGAAAAAACAGTTAATCAAGTTTGGGTTGGTCCAAGTGCCTCTGGTGGTGATGGTGTCGCTGGTGCTGTGTTTCAAGAGTTCAAGATATGGGATGATTCGGACGTGTTAC